AGACTATTGATACTGTCAAGGTTGATACAACTTTTATTAAGTAACGAGTTATAAGAATATTCCCGTGCGAGGTGTGACGCACTTGTTGTGGTGGCAGGAAGAACAGGTTACTGTTTGATAGGGAATGTTCTTATTTTTCTGGACAGGTGGCAGAGTGGTCTATTGCAGTGCTCTTGAAAAGCACCGAACTGAAAGGTTCCGAGAGTTCGAATCCCTCCCTGTCCGTTTTGCCACAATAGCTCAGTGGTAGAGCACCCGATTTGTAATCGGGCGGTCGTCGGTTCAAGCCCGACTTGTGGCTCTTAAAACTCAATAAGCATGATATTTATATAGGACTCGCACCGCGGTGGTGGAGTCCTTTTACCGTGATGCCCATATAGGGATCACATAACATAGGAGGTCATTTTATGACTCGTTTAGTTTTTCGTCCGTTTAATACGCATGTTTTAAACAATCGTGACAGTTTCATTAGCACATTTGACAAAATGTTTGATGAAGTCGCACGAAACAGTTTTCCAGAACTGTATCAAAATCTGGGAGTTGAACCATTTGGAAAATCGTCGTATCCAAAGGTTAATGTAATTTCTGATAATGATTCTGTTGTAATTGAGGCAGAATTGGCTGGATATAAGAAAGAAGATATCGATATCGCAGTACAAGACGGTGTTCTTACTGTATCTGGAAAGGCATCGCAACACGCCGGGTACACTGATAAAGCAGTTTATCTCCTCCGTGAGTTGAAGCGCAGTGCTTTCAGCCGGTCGTTTACGCTCGGTGACCAGTTGGATGTCTCAGATGTAAATGCGAAGTTCGATAATGGGTTACTTACAATTTCAATCCAAAAGTTAACGAAGGAGCCAGAAACAAAAAAGGTTACGATTAAGTAATCACTATTACTAAATGGAGGTCAGAATGATTTGTACTTGTGTTTTTTGTACTTGTTATTCACACATAACCGATTAACTAGGAGGTGATCCTTAAAAGTTATGTGTACGGCTCAAAACCTCTAACATTTTGGGAGACAAAATAAAAATATAATGGGCCGGACTGACAAGGTTCGGCCCATTTTTTTGGAGAATATATGAGTAAATTTTTTAACTTCAAAACACTAGTTTCTTTTTCTGCATTAGTAATCGCAGGATGTGCTGCGTTATTTTCTGTAACTGGTATTGGGACATTGTTTGCCGGCGCAGCAGTGTCTGCGATGATAATGGCTAGTGCGTTGGAGTTAGGTAAACTGGTGGGTATTTCTTTTTTATATCGATATTGGGTAGAAATTCCCAAAGCACTAAAAACATATTTGTCTATTGCAACGGTAATTTTAATTATTATTACATCTGCGGGAATTTATGGATATTTGTCATCTGCTTATGCTAAGGTAGCAGCAACACCCTTGAAAATGAGCACAGATATTCAAATTTTAAATGGGCAAGTAGCAACAATAGATGAAGAAATAAAACGAAAAACCATTAGATTGGACCAGATTATTTCCCTACGGGGTCAACAAGAAAATAGAATTGATAATTTAATTAGTAAAAGTAGTACTGGTAATAATTCAACAATTAGAACAGCACAAAATTCATTACGACAATTAGATGTAACGGTTACACAACTGCAAAAAGATATTAACAAAATATCAGCACAACGAGATAGTTTAAAATCAAAAAGTTTGATGACTGAGGTAGAAATTAATACTAACTCCGATATTGGTACTTTCGTATATATTTCAAAAGCAATCGGGGTATCGTTGGATACGGTAGTTAAATGGTTTATATTGGTTATTGTTTTTGTTTTTGATCCGTTATCTATTTGTTTAGTATTAGCTTATAATTTTTTACATAAGCGTGGTGAAGTAGTACAAGAACCCAAAATATTAACTATTTTTAACGAACTACCAACAGATCCAGTAGTACCTATATCTGAACCTGTTGAAGAAGAAATCGTCGATCCTGAGTCAATTGTGCAAGCACAAACGATGATAAAACGACAAGAAACACGAGTAAATGAAATTGATCACGAGCGTAAAATAATACCTTTTAATAATGGTGATTGGGATGAAGATGATCCGTTTCCACAATACATGACCAAGGCTGAAACAGAAGATGTTTTAGAAAAGTGGTGGGCGAAAAGAAACGGTAAAACTATATAACACTTGACAATACACGACGGATTTAGTATATTACATGTAAATAATGTAACTTACATATTTCATTAACTACTAATAGGTTATTTATATGCCACATCAAGTCGGCTATTGTTGTATCAATCTCACACTACAAAAGACTCGTAAAATTACTACTAATCGTGGTATGATACAGCGTACTTTTCTAGATCGTGGTGTTAAATATGCGTCTGAACTTGCACTACAGAACGCCAAGGATTTGGTGGAGATTATCAAGTGGAATGCACAGAATGGTGTTAAAGTGTTCCGACTATCCTCCGATTTGTTTCCGTGGAACTCTAAATACAAACTGACCGACCTTCCAGACTACGACAAAATTAGTCAATATCTTCTTGCCGCTGGTGCGTTCGCGCATAATACTGGTCAGCGTATTACCGCACATCCTGACCACTTTGTTAAACTTGGGTCACTCAAACCCGAAGTTGTAGATAATGCTATCCACGACCTTGAACATCATTCCGAAGTATTTGACTTGATGGGATTGGAAGCATCGCATTACAACTGTCTCAATATCCATGTTGGTATGAACTATGACAACGATACGATTGACCGATGGGTTCGTGCATTTGACAGACTTTCCGACAACTGTAAGAAGCGCTTGGTGGTTGAAAATGATGACAAACAAAACGCATTTTCTATCAAACAACTCCATCGTGAGATTACTACTCGCACTGGTGTTCCCTTGACTTTTGACTACTTTCACCATACATTTCATACAGATGGAATGTCGTCTACTGATGCGGCACACCTCGCTGCATCCACATGGGATACCAAACCACTGTTTCATTACAGCGAGTCCAAGAATCTAAACGAGAGTGTTTCTGGTAATCCACGGGCACACGCTGATTATGTATTTTCCAAGATTGATGATTATGGACTAGACATTGATGTTGACCTAGAAGCAAAAGCCAAAGAACTCGCATTATTTAAATATCGGGAGATACTATGATTAGTTTCGCAATCACAACTCATAACGAAGGTCATTATATTCAACAACTACTTGACCAACTCATTCCTCATTGTGAAAAAACTGGGGACGAGATTGTTGTTGTAGATGACAATTCTACCGATGAATATACACTACAAATTCTTTACAATTACGCGGATCAAGACAAAATTAAATTACATAATCATGCATTAAATAATAATTTTGCAAATCATAAAAATTATTTGAATTCTCTGTGTCAGAGCGATTATATTTTTCAAGTAGATGCAGATGAAAAATTCCACGAAAACCTCTTGACATATCTACATGATATTGTGTATAATAATACTAATGTAGATTTGTTTCTTATTCCCAGAGTCAATGTAGTAACAGGACTCACAGATGATGATGTTAAACGATGGGGTTGGGTATTAAACGAAAAGGGATGGGTGGTGTGGCCTGATTATCAAACGCGTTTGTATCGTAACAGTGATGATATTAAATGGGAAGGAAAAGTTCACGAACGCATTGTTGGTTATAAGACACACGCACCATTACCAGCAGAAGAAGAATGGGCATTATATCATGTAAAGGATATTTCACGGCAACGGGAGCAGAATGATTATTATGCAAAACTTACACGGTAAACAGGCACTCACATATGATGACATCAATTTGGTTCCTGAATATTCAGAAATAGAATCACGATCAAAAATTGACCTCTCTACTCAATTAACAACTAATTATAGAATAAAGATTCCACTCATCGCATCACCGATGGATACGGTGTGTGATAGTGAGATGGCTGTTGCTATGGCAGAATTAGGTGGAGTTGGATGCATTCACCGATTCATGACTATTGAAGAACAAGTAGAACACACAAGAACTACATATCAGATAATTGCGGAAGAAGAATATGGTGTTCCTGTTATGGCCGCTGTTGGTGCAAACGGTGATTATTTTGAACGAGCGGAGGCGTTGTGTAACGCAGGTGCAAATGTTATATTAATTGATGTAGCACACGGTCACCATGTCTTTGTAAAAGATGCAATTCATAAAATAAAAGATAATCTGGATGTAGATGTAATAGCAGGTAATATCGCTACAGCAGAAGCAGCAGAAGATTTACAATTTTGGGGAGCAGATGCTCTTAGGGTAGGAATTGGTGGTGGATCACTGTGTACTACTCGTATGAAAACAGGTTTCGGTGTACCAAATGTTACTTCGTTACAAATGGTTTCTGCAGCATCAAATGTTCCTGTTATTGCATGTGGTGGTATTCGTAATAGCGGAGATATTGCAAAAGCACTGGCGGTTGGGGCAAACTCTGTGATTCTTGGGTCAATTCTGGCGGGAACCAAAGAAGCGCCTGGTGCAATGATAGAGAAACAAAATGGGTTATACAAACGATATCGTGGTGCCGCGTCTTTGGAAACAAAAAGTGTTCACGGACAAAGTACTCGTAATGTAGAGGGTGAATCTACTATTGTTCCATTCAAGGGTAAAGCTAAGTTTATTGTTGATGGATTACTAGATGGATTACGGTCCGCCTTGTCATACGCAGGAGCACAAAATCTTCGAGAATTTGAACCCGCGTGTGTAATTGTAACAAACGCTGGAGTCAATGAGGCAAAACCACACCTTCTCTAATATAGGAGAATGTATGAAAAAATTAATAACCATTGTAAGTGTATTTATAGTTTTGACTTTGTTAAAAATAGAGGATACGCAACATCAAACACCAAATAAAATTGTATTATCAAAACCTACAGAATTGGAAAGATTTCTTCATGATATAGGAGAAAGGGAAAGTGATAATACACCACATGTGGTAAATAAATTTGGTATGATGGGAAAATATCAATTTGCACCAAGTACTATTAAAGTACTAGGATTCAATATCACTAAAAAGAAATTCCTGACAGACCCAGAACTTCAAGACTCGGTAATGGTTGCATATTTACGAGCAAATAATAAAGAACTAAACTCATTAATTACTAAATACGAAAATAAAATTTTTAAGGGTATAAAAATTACTAGATCTGGAATCTTAGCAGCGGCACATCTTGCTGGATCTGCTAATGTTGTTAGATATTTTTCAAACAATGACGCATACGGTACAACTGATGCAAATGGTACTAGTATTCGTGAATATATGACAACTTTTTCTAAGTATAAATTGAAAAAAACTATATGATAATAATATTAATTCTAAGTGTGCTTCTAAATCTACTATTCGTATATATGATGTACGCAGCTATGACAAAAGTGGAAATTTTGGAGCAAAGTGTAGAATATTTTTATTCTCGTATTGATATAACATTACGCACTATGCGGATGATAGATGAAAAACAAATGTTTGAAAAAGATGATGAAGTTGGAGAAGTATTTTCACAACTTACAAATATTGTTAATGATCTTCGTCCTATTCTATATGGGAGTTTAGTTGATGGTGAAACAAGTAAAGAACAAGTTGGGTAAAGTGTATTTTACACAAGAAACAGAAGATGCTATTATTTTGTACAACAAAACAGAAGATGATGAGCAACGAGAACTAATATATCGACAACACATACAAGCACCATTTGATAAATTAGCCGAAAATGTAATCAATAGATTTAAATTTCCTTATATGGAAGGATCTTTTGAGGAAGTTAAATCGGAAGTTGTTGCATTCTTAGTAATTAATTTACATAAGTTCGCAGAAGGAAAAGGTAAAGCCTTTTCCTATTTTAGCGTGATTGCAAAAAATTATCTTATATTACATAATAACAATGCATATAAAGAAGAAAAACGATCTGTTTATTTAATAGATAAAATTGATGAAACATTTTCTTTAGAAGAAACATTGGCGGTAGAACCAGAAGAAGAAGAATTGCATAGTGATATGAGAGATTTTATAATTATACTGGTGCAATATTGGGATTTTAATCTTACTAAGATATTCAAGAAAAAAAGAGATATAGACATAGCTACTGCTGTTGTAGAATTACTCCGTAGAGTTGACGGAATAGACAACTTCAATAAAAAAGCATTGTACTTGATGATTCGTGAAATGACCAATTATAAAACATCCCACATTACAAAGGTCATTAATAAAATGAAAGTGCATGTCTTTGAAAAAATGAAAGAATTTCGTAGAACAGGACATATTTCCGATCCATCCACATATTTCATGTATAAAAAATAGCCTCTAACTATTTATAGTATAGTAACTTGGAGGTTATAATGAGTTTAGATAAAGAAATATTTGACGGAAAAACACTTTCCGATCTCTTTTCAGAAATTTACAAGAATACCGACTCTAAGAGACAACAGATTAACACCTTTGTCTCTAAGTTGGTTATGCTTATTCGTACACCAGAAGACGCCGCAGTTATTGGTCCTGTTATAAAAGATTTTATTGATGTTAATGTTAAAAATGACGAGCACTTGGTCAGAGTCGCTCAAATCGCACAAAGATTGGTAGGTGCTGCGTCAAAAAACGAATCTGTTGATGGACTACTCACGGAAGCGGAAAAGCAAGCATTACTTGGGGATCTAAAGGCAGAGTTAGACGAAATTAAACAAGAAAATTCTGAATTAGACGATGAAATATTTGCGGCAAATAACAGAGTAAAGAAATGACAGCACCAGGTGGATTTCGAGTAACTAATAAACAAGTAGGAAATGGTTCAGTAAATCCAGGACTTAACACTGGAGCTGGTGTAATTACTCAACCGTTTATATATGGGGTTGCTCAAGTCGAACGAATATTAATCAACGAAGAAAGTGAAGGAGATAATATTCGTAGTGATAGTAGAGCTGCAAAAACAGTTGGCCGTGCTAAAATTAGACTTCTGGATATAAATCAAACTACCAAGAAAAGAGATCTGTACGAAGCAGATCCGCTTAATCCATACCAATCAACATTCCCATTGGTAGGAGAATATGTATTAGTATTTAGAGCGTTGGGGAAATATTATTATGTAGGACCACTCAATGTAGATCGCCGCATAACACAGAACGCCAGACCACTCATAGGAGACTTGGTAGAAGCTTCGTCACAAGAAAATAAATTAAGTAGACAACGAAATGCATTGAACGGTATACTTAAACAAAAACCTCTTGTCAAAACCAAACCTGGAAATAATTTTTTAGAAGCAGATGTACAACCCATTAAAACATTTGAGGGTGATGTAATATATCAAGGTCGATACGGACACAGTATTCGATTTGGTACGAGTCAAATGCATTTACGACCAGACAGACAATCTCCAAATATAGTTATTCGTACAGGTCAATCAAAAAATTCCCTAAAAGTTGAAAAAAATAAATCATCACTAACGATAGAAAGCTTAGATGAAGATGCATCGTCAATTTACATGACATCCGATGAACTGTTACCATTCACACCAGCAACAAGAAATAGCTCAACATTTTTATATTCAATGATAAGTAAACCTGGTGCATTCGACGGTGCCCAGGTATTAATCAATTCTGATAGCATTATCTTAAATTCAAAACTAAAATCAATATACATGTTTAGTAAAGAGGGTATTCACATGAATTCTCTCAAACAAGGTATGACATTGGATTCTGAAGGAGCTATCACACAACGAACATTGCAAGATTTAACATTATTAGCGAATTTAAGTATTATAGGAAAGGCTCGAGAAGATGTTACCTATATTGCTGCACGAGATGTAAATGTGGATGCTGGTCGTTATGTAGTAATCCGTAGTAATGAAACTTACTTGGGTGGGTATAATAGTAGAGCAGAACCACTTGTTATGGGAACAACACTTAAAAAATTTTTTATAGAACTATTAAAAGTGTTATCAACGACGCAACCATTGACATTGGGACCAACTGGAGTAATAAACCCTGCAGTAGTAGCTAGATTGACTTTGACCTATGCACGATATCTGGTTATCCCCGGACCACTTAATAGTCGATGGGCATCCGACGATAATTTCACAGTAAAAGTTAATGAAAAAACAGAAGGTCCTGGATTCCCACCTATCAGTAAGGGAGTACAGATATAATCATGTCTAACATTAATATAGGTGTTATTCGGCAGAGAATTGGTAGAGTACAAAATATTGTAAGTCAATTACCACAATCTTTGACATCTGCTACACGAGCAAATATAGTTGCATTAACTAGGCAACAAGAGTTACAAAAAACTTCAATACCTCAATCGTTGGAAGATATATCTAACAAATTGAAAGAAGCCGAAGTATCGAGTAATATAGCAACAGAATTATCAAACTTTAAACCATTCATCGCACAGTCTGCTGTACAAAGACGAAGAGGGACAAATCCGCGAGTAGAAGGTGGTGACAGCGGTGAAAACCGAGGTAGATCACAAGCAAAACGACAGATATTTTCTCCAACAAATGGTTTAAATAATGAAATTGCCAATAAGTTAAAAGAATTATCTAAATTAGGTTTGCAAAAAAATCAATTATCTCAACAAGCAGATGTATTAGAAAAACAAATTGCGGCACTATCTGGAAAATTACAAAATTTATTAAATATAGGTGCTGGTGTTGAGCAAATTCGTCAGGTTGAGGCACAGATAGAGCAGTTTACATTGTTATACGACAGAACAAAAGTTACACTAGAAAGAATAAAAAAATTATATGACGGACAATACAGAGTATTGGAAAAATTAAGAAAAAAACGGGATGATTTACAAAAGAAATTTTGGAATAATTACGACAAACTAATGAATGTTATTAAAAAGTTTAGAGAAATTCCAAAAAAACTAAGATTTCCAAAACTACCTAAATTACCAACACTAAACATACGAAAAGGTAATATAAAATCAAAGTTCATGGATGCGATAAATAAAATTAAACAAGCATCCCGTGACGCAGCAAAGATCGCAACTGTTAAGGCAAAGGAAGAATCTTTGGAGAAAATTCGTGATCCAAACAAAGGAGATCGATTTCAGAGAGCTGCATCGAAAGCACGACAAGCATTAAGAAATGCACAAGATCGGGTAAATATTGTGCAAGCACAACGAGATGCTATAATTAATGCAACTTTGGGACAAGTCAATAATGAAATACAGAGAGCAAGAATTGGTATAGATAGCGCACAAAAACAAGTAGAATTGGGAATAGACAAAGCTGCTGCAAGATCTAGTGCACAGTTAGTAAAACTAGCTGATGCAAAAAGAAGAGCAGAACAACTACGAGATAGTCAGTTAATAAAATTGGATAATTTTGCTTCCAGTTTAGCACAACAAGCTGCAGCAGGCATCAAAACAGCACAAGATACTTTAAATAAAGAATTAACATCTGCGGATCTACAAAGTTCACAAAATTTAGCAAATAGAAGTGTCGAAGAATTACAAAAAATTGAAGACTTAAAAAATAGTATAACAACTTTTTTGAATACAAATAACATAAAAAATTTTACTACTGGTGTTGGGGTCGGGTCTACATTACGAACAGCTAGACAACAATCATTAACTTTGGATCAATTCAGTAAAACATATCCAGAAGTATTTAATCAAGGTGCATATGACAATACCAGTAGAATTGCTAATGTGTCGGGTGTGTATATAGTTGTTACGACATACTATCAGAAAGGTAATGTTGGGGTAGCAACGATAGGTAATCCTACTAAAAGTATATAAAAATTTAGATATGTGTTGTTAAATTGTTAAAATTCAATACTTTCTGATATTTAAATAAAGGGTCTAAGAGGTTATTTTTTTAAGGAGAATCGTATGGATAAAGCATTATTCAGAGCATATGTAAAAGAACTGGTAAAAGAACAACTTGAAGAAACTGTTGAAAAAACAGTGAGAAAGGTACTGCCAGACATTTTGGGAGAAGCTGTTGCGGAAATCAAAGGATCTCAACGAGTTACCGAAAATACCACATCACAAAAAGCAAAATTATCTAGAACACAATTAGCAGAAATGATGGGATTGGAACGATTGGGGGATACATTATCGGCAACAACTTCTCGTATGGTAATGCCAGAAAATGTTCCAGCAAATTTGGATTTAAATAGTCCACAGATACAACCTGCGGTTGAAGCTATTACACGGGATTATAGCTTATTGATGAAAAAAATGGGATTATCTAAATAATTTATGTCAAAAACCGTTTATCTGGGTCAACCACTTCCATTGAAACGAGGACCGAGAGGATATTTCTCGTCAACGACAGATGCTTTGGAAAATGAAAAATCTAAGTTTATAAACTTAATTTTGACCATAAAGGGTGAACGAGTAGGAAATCCAACTTTTGGATGTGATATCCATAAATTATTATTTGAACAAAAAACAGCAGATGTACAAGACTTGGCACAACAATATGTTCTAGATGCAGTCAATAACTGGATGCCATATTTAATACTACAACAAATACAGGTAGTTAACGCAGATACATTTTTAAACGATAATAGTATAATTTTGTATGTAAAGTACGGGTTCGTAAACAACCCATTAGCAGTACAGTCTGTACAGGTAGTTATAGGAGAAGTACCAAATACTAGTCTAGTAAGTTCTGGACGACTAAGAACCGTGTGAGATAAACAATGGCATTAACAAATGATGTTATAAAAAAATTAAATGTAGCACCAAAAGAGATTCGGTATTTAAATCGAACATTTACAGATTTCAAATCCGACCTTATAACATTTATTAAACAATACTATCCATCCACATGGACAGATTTTAATGAATCCAATCCAGGAATGATAATGCTTGAACTCGCCGCGTATGTCGGTGATGTATTATCATTCTACATAGATAATCAGTTTAAAGAAAATTTATTAGCATATGCAGAAGAAGAAAAAAATATTATTAGTATAGCACAAGCATTTGGATACAAACCAAAAATGATAGTTCCCGCGGTAACAGAACTATTAGTATCGCAGGTAGTTCCAGCAAAGGGTGCTGCAGATGGATATGTACCTGATACAGCTTATATGTTGAAAATTGATAAAAATTCTACATTTTCTACAACTGGAAACACAACAATCACCTTTAGAAATACTGAATTTATAGACTTTGCCGATCCAAAAAATAGAAGTATTCAACCATATCAAATTGATGACGATACCTTACAGATAACCACATATTTGGTAACAAAAACTGTTAATGCGACCGCGGGCCAACTAAAAACACAATCTTTTACTTTTGGTGATCCATCAAAATTTTCCAATGTTACATTGGGAGATGATAATATTACATCAATTTCTAAAGTAACTGATTCGGAAGGTAATACTTGGTATGAGGTAGATTACTTAGCACAAGATACAATTTTGGAAGACAAAGAAGTAACATATACCGCGTCGGAATCGGAATCAACAACTCCATCATATAGTCTTAAATTTAGAACAGTACCACGAAGATTTGTTTCCAGATTAACACCAGACAAACGAGTACAGTTATTGTTTGGTTCTGGACAAGGTAATGTTTCCGAAGAAATTGTATCGTTAGATGCTCGTAGAGTAGCAAATGAAGATTTCACAACAGATCTAGCTAGTATTTCATTAGACACAACAGACTTTTTAAATACTGATAGTTTTGGATTGTCTCCCGCAAACACTACACTAACTGTAGAATATACAGTTGGTGGTGGAATTAATACGAATGTTTCTTCTGGAGAAATTACTGAAGTTGGACAATTACGAGTAGTTAATTCAATAGAAGAATTTAATCAAGATGAATTAACATTATTTAATGATATTAGAAATACTGTATCTGTATTCAATGCAATGCCGGCAACTGGTGGACTTGACGGTGAATCGGTGGAAGAAATTAGACAACGAGCATTAGCATTTTTAAATGCACAAAATCGTGTAGTAACACGTGAAGATTATGAGGGACGAGTGTTAGCAATGCCACCAAAATATGGGGCAGTTGCAAAAGTATTTGCAATTTCTGATAACCAACAAAACAAAATCCAAGCATTACCACCAGATACAAATTTACAAGATCAAAACCCAGACACAAATCGTGTATATGTGGAAGATAATCCAAAACCAAACGCAATCAATTTGTATTTGTTGGGATATAATCAAAATAAAAAGTTAACAACACTAAATTCACTCGTGAAGAAAAATTTACAAAGTTATTTAGGAAAATACAGGATGTTAACTGATCAGGTTAACATTTTAGATGCATTCGTTGTCAACATTGGATTGAATTTTGATATAACAGTGTTCAAGGGGTACAATTTACAAGATGTATTGGCTGTTTGTTTAGACGCTGTTCGTAAATACTTCGATATCAATAAATGGCAAATTAATCAACCTATACGATTATCTGATCTCCGAGTTTTGATTGTAGCACAAGAAGGTGTGCAAAGTTTAAATAATTTTGAAGTAGTAAACAAGTATTTCTTTAGAGATGGAAGAGACTACCAGAGTTATCGTTATGATATAGCAGAAGCTATAGTTGACGATGTGTTATATCCTTCGTTAGATCCGTGTATATTTGAAATACGATATCCAGAAACAGACATTGTTGGGACGGCAAGACAATGAGAATATTTTTAACTGCATCCAAAGACACAACTTTATATCAAAGATATCCTACTAATAACGCGGGATTGGATGAAATTCTTGAAGTAGGAAAAGTTGCAAAACCAGAAGATTTGAGCATTGCATACTCTGGTAGTGCCGCTCGTGCGATCCTAAGTTTTAATTTAACAAACAGTGCTTCATTTTCTGCCGACGCAAAATATTATTTAAATTTAAAAATTGCAAATGCAACGAAGTTACCATACTCACAAGAAATATTGATTAAAAAATTATCTGCATCTTGGACAGAAGGATCTGGATATTTTGTTCAACAATCAAAAAATGCAGGAGATGGTGCTACATGGAGACAAGCTACTACCGCAGTATCTTGGAGTACATCTGGTGGAACTGTATACAATACTCCAACTCAAAGTTTAGTATTAGACGAGTATCCATTACAAGATTTACGAATTGATGTAACAAATATTTTGAGTCCTGTTGTGTCACAATCACTTGATTGGAATGGATTATTATTACAATTCCCAACTAATAGTGAAATTGATCAAACAAATGAAGGTAATATTAAGTTGTTCTCAAAACAAACACACACAGTACACCAACCAACATTAGAAGTAGTGTGGGATGATAGTACATTTGTAACAGGATCATTGTTGAAAACAATTCCAAATACATTAGATATTCTTGTTGCACCAAAAAATGTGAAAGATGTATATACTCGTGGTACAAAAGAAAAAGTACGATTTATTGTTCGTGACAAATATCCACCAAAAACATTCGATGCAACTTTACGATATAAAGGTAAATATTATTTACCATCGTCTTCCTACTTTAGTATCACAGACACACAAGCTGGAACAACAATATACCCAGATGATGTATACGCTAAATTAAGTTGTGATCCAACAAGTTCATATTTTGTATTGGATACTACACCTCTGTATAAAAATAGATATTATACTGTTAATTTAACTATTAATAACGGAACATCAGATACATCGATTATTTCCGATGTATTCACATTCTTGGTAAAGTAATATGTCGAATATTCGTTACATAGACAAAACATATATTGAAAGTCCTGATTTCCAAGAACCACAAGAAGATTTAACCTTACGGATAAATTTGTCGAGTGGACAAGAATTGTTATTTACTGCTGAAAAGGAATTTTATACTCCTCGCAGAATATCGACAAATTTGGCAGATGTTGTACAACTAGAAAATGTAGTAGAATATTCTCCAAATAATGTTGCGATTGTAAAATTACAAAATGGACAAACATCATTAACAACACCGCAATATTATTTAAATTCTATAGTTAGAGACATATATAAACAATATCCATTAGACACATTCTTTACAGAACTGGATGATGATCTGGCGGTTCCTGAATATGTTGGAACTGATTTTGAAAAACGACAATTGGCGTTAAACACTTTGTTAAATCTGGAAGATTTAGCAGTGGGTGCTGCGGTTAATGATCCAACACTTATCGCACAAGCAACGGACGACATAGATAACAATTTTTCAGAATTGGCAGGACTAGATATGGTTATGGAGTTAGGACCAGGAGAAATAACTACTCCCGAAGAAGATGATCAACTTACATCTTTGGATTTTGTCGGATTAACTGATAATGGGTCATCTACTACTGGTGGATATGTTAGTTCACCAAATGTGGGAGCTTTTATTCCTGGACTAGATTCTACTGGAGTTTCTCCCGGAGACACAAAAATAATATTACCGAACGGAGATGTTGTAATTGCAAGTGGGGATCCGTTGAGTGAGATAACGGAACAACAACAAGAAGAAGAATCTGTGGTACCTGATCAAACAGGATTATTTTCATCGGATGATACATCATCGGACATTATAGATCCAGTACCGGTAGTGGATGAAACTGGATTAATTCGTATGGATGGGGGATTGCCTACTATTGCTGGAGAAATACCTGGTTTGGAAACTGTTAATAGAGCTATCGAATTATTAAACACAGGAACACAACAAATTGAAAGTAGTATGCAAGTAACTACTACACCACCACAAGATGATTGTAAAACAATAACCATAGCAAAAGGTAAAAAAGGATTTGCCGGTCGTTTTGGAATAGGTAGAAAACCAGAGAGAAAAGTGTCTCGTTCTTCTATAGAAAATAAATTAGCATTGGTAAAAACAGATATTGCACAACAAGAAAATAGTACCGAACCATTATTAAAAACAGCAAGTGGTACACCAACTTTAATAAAAACACAAAAATTTTCATTGTTTTCTAAATTAGCAAGTACTTTGGGTCGTGCTGGTGTATTAAATGCTATATCAAGAACTGTTGGTGCACCGGTACAAATAACGAGTACTACCGCCGCTGTACCAAGTGGATATCAACCAATGACTAAACAGCAAATTTTAAATTTGTTATATAAAACTAAAACAGAATTGGAAACTATTTTAGCACAAGGATGTTAATAAAATATGCCAAATCAACCTAACTATGTACAGTTAATTCCAACAAAACCCCAATCGTTTCCTGTTTCTCGTATAGCAGAATCAGAAAACGATACAGATATTCTTGATGGTAGATTACCTGCGGAATTTGGGTTCGACATCGATGATAATTTGGAATTACATTTTTACGACAGTCAAAATACTCTTGTAAATACTACAATTGTTAGTTTGAATAGTGGTATAATTTCTATACGGTCTATACTATTACCTGATGGTACACGAGAAGAAAAACTCGTGTTGGATATGACTAGAATACAAACTGAATTGGGATTATTTTTAACACCTGGAACATATACTCTAGTTGTAAATCTATTTTCAGATGAAATTGGTAGTTACGCAAATAAAAAATTAACAATAGAAGAAATTTCAGAATCTAGAACTGAATTAAGATTAGGATTCAATGTACCATTTACTGATAATGAGCAGCAAGAATTATACGAATTTATAGAACCAGCACTACCCAGAGTACTCGCTGGTGGTGCTATGAATTCAATTATGGGTATATCTGGTGGTGATGTAGTTTCTAATCAACAATTTGAAATAGCACAAACACAAGAATTTGTGAATGACATAAATGTTAAATTGGAAGAATTAGTTCCTTCGTTACGACAAGAAATGTTAACAATAGAAAATACTCTACCAACTGAATTGGATCAAACAATAGAAATTGCTAGCGCAGCAGTATATGATGAATTTGTACAGTTGGTAGCAGCAACAAAGGATAGTAATTTGTTTGATAGATTACAATCCAGTGAATTAGATGTGTTGGTTGAACGAGCTGTCGAAAACGCATTTTTAAATAACAATCTTGGATTATTAGTTCAAGGTAAAATTCAATTAATTTGAGGTAAGGTATGGCAACTGCAGCGGATTATATAACATTTTCAACACAACAAGTTGTTACGGAATATAAATTGCGTGATCGTGCAGCATCTAGTCAAGAAGTAACTGTCACCAATATATCTAATGTATTTCGAATTACTGTATTAATTGAAGATACATTCGATGGATCTATTCTGTCTCCGAATCAATTGATTCTAGAACCTCAAGAAAGTAAAACATTTAAAATTACATACGATTTAAATGTAATGGAATCTTTGCCTGTGGGAATAATTCCGGCAACAATAAATTTCACAGCCACAGCAGAACCAGTTGTAATTGCTCCTCCACCACCTCCTCCACCGCTACCATTACCACCACCACCATTACCTGTAGTCTATAGAGGATGTACAGACCCAGCTGCATTCAATTATAACAATGCAGCTACAGTTGATGATGGATCGTGTATTCAAAAAGTATATGGATGTACAAATCCATATGCATTAAATTACAATCCATTAGCTAATATAGATACAGGATGTCAATTACCTGAAATAGAAGGGCCAGCTATATTACTTGGGTGTACCAACAGAACAGCGTTGAACTATAATCCACAAGCAACACAAGATGATGGAAGTTGTATACCTTCTATTCCTGGTTGTCAAGATCAAAATGCATTAAATTATAATCCAAACGCTAATACACCAACAGAATGTAAATATGCATTACCAGTAGAGGGATGTACTGATGTCACCGCGAGAAATTATAATCCCGTAGCAACAGTTGCTAAAAATGATGGGTGCTCGTACAATACGGAAGAAGAAATAACAGGTTGTTTAGATCCAAAAGCAAAAAATTATAATCCAAACGCTACAAAACCAGCAGTACCAGATATATGTTTACCACATGATGTATTTGGATGTAAGAGTTCTAATGCGTGTAATTATAATGTAAATGCAACTATTGATGATGGAAGTTGTATATTCCCTGATAATAGGGGAAATTGTGGTCCTGTTTTTGGATGTACTAATACAAGTGCAACAAATTACAATCCAAACGCTACGCAGGATGACGGTAGTTGTCAGTTCGTACTTGACCAAGTTCTTGGATGTACAAATCCAAACGCAGTAAATTATTTTAGATTTGCAACAGTTGATGATGGTTCTTGTACATTTAATAAGTTTGGATGTACTAATATAAGTGCTGCAAACTACGATCCAACAGCTACCCAAGATGATGGATCTTGTAAGTTTGTTGGTTGTAAAAATTCATCAGCAGTTAATTACAATCCATCTGATGATTTTGTCGCATGTCCAAATGATATTTGTTGTAACTTTGGATGCACTAATGAAGTAGAGTGTACAACTATTGGAGCTATATTCTCGGTTGGGGCTGCAGATAGTGAAGGATTTGCCGTAGTATGTCGTTATATACAAAATTATCTAACAACATCACCCGATAGAGGTAATCTTGTTGTTGGGCAATGTAAAACTGGATGTACTACATCTTGCACAACAGAATTTGTAGGTAAAACGAATGTGTTTGGGTGTACTGACTCAAGAATGGCAAATTATAATCCTGATGCTACAAAGGACGATGGAAGTTGTGTTCCAGTAAAAGGATGTACATCAGCAACTGCTCAAAACTACAATCCTCGTGCAATGCAAGATGATGGAAGTTGTGTGGAATCTATTGCAGGGTGTATGGATCCTACGGCAAAAAATTATAATCCAAAAGCAACAACTAATGACATAAAATGTGAATATGATGTAGCGGGATGTGCTGATTTTGTTGCGTTAAATTACAATCCGGCAGCTACAATAAATGATGGTACTTGTAGATACTATACAAGTGGAGGTGGCGGTGGAGGTAGTAAAACAGATCAACAAGATACACAGTTAATTAATAATGTTGGTGGTGGTACGGTTGAACAAGGTGGTGTAGTTACATCAAATCAAATATAATCAAGGAATTGTATGGCAATAAATCCATTAGATTATAGAATAGGAGGATATGTTGGTCCTACTATAGATGATCAAATAATATCGGGTGAAATTCAAGTACAACCGTTCACAGAACGGGACTATGACGATTATGCACGAGTTAACAATATTTACACATACACCCCAGATGCAGTTAGAGTAGAGACTGCTGTTGGGGGTGTTGTTTGGATATCTCCAAATGCTACCGATGTAATTGAAGCATATAGAAATGGAACATTAACTGGTGGATATGCCGAAGCTGCAGCCGGAGGGGTAATACTTCGTGTATTACCCAATATAGTGCCACCACCAACACCACAAATAGTTCCTGTATTTATACCAAACCCAGACACTACAGTTGGGGTACAAATTTTCCCTACACAGGTACCACTAGATTTACAGCAAGTAACACCAAAAACACCAGAAGAAATAAAAACAAATATACAACAATTACAAACACCAATTGAAAATAGAGCACCAATAACAGTTCCTCTGGTAGCCCCACAATCTGGATTGCAATCCATACAGTTAGTGGTACGAGTTTCACAAGAAGATGTTTCTTCTGCACAAAAACAATTACCATTAAACATTAATGTATCTCCATATGATCCTGTATTAGTACCACTTCGTCAAGCAATGACGGAAGTATTAAAACAGAAAATGCGTAGTATTGTAAGTACATACTCTGATCCGGATAGATACTTAAAAACATTATTAAATTTTGGTGATGATGTTCAACGAATTTTAATTAATTGGAAATTAGACCCTACCAATTCTACAAAACTATTAGTTAAATTATTAGAACCACTTGATAATAATTTTGATAGTGGACAAAATGTTTTAATTAGTAGAGAAGTAGCAAATACTATAGTTGATACCATTAAATTTGAAATTGCACCACTACAAGACACTAGTTTGTGGTTACGACCACTTAACAATGATGTAAAATTATTACATCAAGCTGGTAATGTATTACGCAATAAAACATTACAAAATATTGGTATAAATGTTGATGGTGTAGAAGATGTATACGGTAATTATAGTTTTGCAGATGAAATATTACGCAAATGGTATACCGATGATTATAGATCAGTAGAACTAAACACCGATTATACAAATTATGAAAAGTTTGTTAAATACAGTTCTGCAGAACTTAGATTAAAAACATTTAGGCAAAAATTATCTCGTTTATATGAATTAGAACAAAATTCTAGATTTTTTGGTGGTATCGCAACAGGATCAATATTTGGTACAAACGCATTTTTAATTACTACTCCTGTTATAGTATCGAGTTCTACTATATACCCAAGTCCAACTACTATAGTTCCACCAAGTGGATCATTGACAGTAAACACTGGTTCTATAGTTTCTATATTGAGTGCACCAGAATTACCATCCGCATCAATTTATTTACGAGAAGGATCTAAGAAAGCTGCGTTGGAAATTGAAGAAATAATTCGTGGATTTGATGGATACGAACGATATCTGTTTTATGGATCGGGAAGTGCATATAGCGCAAGTGTGTACTGGACAGACAACAACACAGAATATAACACAGATGGTACTTGGCCAAAACGAGATAACGGAACTTTATATCTACCAACAGAAACTCCTGCGGTAAATTGGTATGTAACTCAGAGTGCTATTGCTCAACGATATGATGAATTTAATTATGAAGTTTTGACAAATAGTATTCCATCATATTTACAAGCAGACACACAGTCAGAAGATTTTGTCACATTTACAAAATTAATAGGACACTTCTTTGATAACCTTCGATTGTATATAGAAAACATGACATCTATATACGATAGAAAAGTAAAATCCACAGAAGGATTGTCGCAAGACTTGGTATGGGATGTTGCAAAATCATTTGGACTAAATTTAGTTAATCCACACGCAATGGATTCGTTGTACAATTACATAACTGATACAACACAAATAAACAAACGAAGAGAATTAACATCGGAATTGTTCAAACGATTCCTACACAATTCTTTATATTTAAATCGTATAAAAGGAACACGAACATCTTTACAAGCACTATTAAATATTTTTGGTTTAAATGAACAAATCGTAAATATTCGTGAAAGTGATACACCAACTACTGGAAGTTTTGAAGTATTTGACGAAATTACTAATGTATTAAATTTTAATTCTGGTTCTTACATAAAGTTACCATTATCTTCGTCATTGCGTGAAGTACACACAATTCAATTTAGATTTAATTCTACAAATGATCAAATTACCACTTTAGCAACTGGTGATGATTTGTGGCACATGCGTCTAAATACTCATCCATCGGCATCTTCTAGATTGGGACGAGTAGAAGTCACAAATGACATCGGAGAAGTATTATTAACGAGTAGTTACAGTGATGTATTTGGTGGTGATTATTTTGATGTAATGTTAAGATACAACACGGCAAGTGTTAATTTACAAGTTGCTAAGTCAGATGGTGAAGAAATTTTATATACATCTAGTATGTATACAACTTCATCGTATATTCGTGATGCACTACCACTAACAAGTAACATGTATCTTGGTGGTTCTGGGTCTTTGTCACTCAACAACTTTGATGGTACTGTTGATGAAGTACGAATTTGGGGTGAAGAAACAGAAGATGATAATTTCTTGGATCAATCATTAAATCCTGGAAGCTTTGCTGGTAATGCATACTGGTCCGCTGCAGAAAATTTATATGTTCGGTTGTCTTTCCACAAACCGACAAATCTTGCAACTGGAGTAATTAGTAATGATACACCATATAAAAATGTTGATGGTGTATCCGATCCAACTAAACCACTATTACCAAATATTACATCACTAATCACTTATGGGTTCACACCAGTAACAGCGTTCCCATATCAAATGTCAAGAATCACTCGTAGATTGTACCAATATACTACGAATGGTGGATCGTCTGCGTATGGTAGTAATAAAATAATATTACAACCACCTCCAGTATTTTTACAAACAACACCATTAGGTGAACCATTATTAAGTAGAACAAAAAGTATAGTATCTATAGAAGCGCGTAAACAACAACCACAATCGAAGAAATTTGTAGGATTTTTCGTATCGCCAACTGATGCAATAAATAATTTAATTATTCGTTCACTGGGAAATATTGATATTGGGAATAGTATTGGGTATCCAGGAAATCAATACAAAAACAAATATCCTGAATTAGAAGCATATACGGCATACTACAATAAATTCTATTCTGTACCTGTAAACATTGCACAATTTGTACGATTCTTTGATAAAATATCTCCTGTTTTGTTTGAACAGGCCAAGGGGTTGGTACCTGCAAAAACTACTATAGCAACTGGAATTGTAATAGAACCTAATATACTAGAACGCAAAAAGTTATCTACGAGTAAACCAGCTAAATTCAGTGGAGCAAATACTCGTAAAAACACAAATGCAGTAAGTACTTCCCGTACAAGAAATCGTGACATGGATATAACACTATCCACAGAAACTACGATAGACATACGGGAAACATCTAAAATGGCACCCGCAGAATATACAGATATACTGGCTATATTTGATAAATCACAAGTATTTACTGAACCTACGAGTGATGTACTAAACCTAGAAACGAAAGTACAGTTGAGTACAGGTAGTCTTGATACATCGTATTTAACATTTTTTGCAAACAATATTAATACATCAAGATCAATACGAGCGGATGATATATTAGATGGATTACTAAATACAGCAACAGTAAATACAAATGTTGCAGAAGTTGATGGTATATATTCTGTGTATCAAGGAAATTCTATAAATTTACATGAACGCAGAGTAGTTTCATCTTCATACATAACTTACGAAGAAACGATAGATATTGGAGACATAATATCACAACAAAATAAAAATATAGTTCAAGCAACTATATTTAATGAAATACCGCCAAGAGCAGATTTCATGGACTATGGTGTTGTTAATTATTTTAATAAAACTAATGGTATTTATTATTTTGAACGAGTAAGGAAACAAGCGGTGGGAGAAAAACGATATAATTTCCTAACAGGTTCACAAGCTACTTGGTCATTTGGTAGCATTTATAACACAAACGATGTAGTGATACAAGCCGGAGGAACCGGAGATGCCAAGTACGGTAATAACAAATATTATAGATTTGTTGCACCGGACGCTCCTGTTCGGTCATACAATTATCCATCATTGGATAAAAATAACTGGGTACCACTGTTCTATGTAGGAAGAGCGGTACAAACACCATATCGAGTAATTTTTGATACATACAGAACAAACACAATCGAAGATTTGAGAATATTACCACTAAGTATAGTAGATATTTCACGACCAATTAATGAACCAAAACGATATACCACAAGATTACGAGTACAGTCGATAACCGCTAATACACAATTGATTGGTTCTGTACGACTACAGACAATTGCAACTTTATTTTCCTTGCGATCAACTAATGGAAATTTAAGAATTCGTTTATATAACTCAAATCAAAATAGAAACGCTGATCTAAATAGACCTGTTGGTGTAGAACCCGTGGGGGATCATGGGGTATTATTTGATTTTACAATAACCCCCGATATTCAAAACATTAATTATCCTTTATTTCCCGAAGTTAGACTGGAAAATAATGATCCGACACCCAACGCGTTAATTTATTACACAATAGATGAGGTGGGAGGAACCACCCAAACTAATATAACAATAGATTTTAGTTATTTCGCTATAGAAGCGGAATCAATAGTACCACAAGGATATTTACAGAGACATTATAAATTTTTTAGAGATAATTTATTGTCTACAAAACGAAGAAATTATCTGGGTTGTTTACAAACACAAGACACAACCACGGATGGTAGACCAGCGGTAGAAGTAACCTTTACAGCAGGTACTACAATTACTGTGTCTCCGAACATACTGTTAAATGAAGAAAATTTGGGTGGAACAAACCTAAATGTGTAATAAAAAGTATTTGTAACATATTTATATTCGACAACTTAAGTTAAAGGGGTATTACCATGGGATATCTAAACAATTCAACAATTACGGTTGATGCTATATTGACCAAAAAAGGACGAGAATTATTGTCCAAAGGTCAAAGTCAATTCAATATCACGCAATTCGCTGTTGCAGATGACGAAGTAGACTACACATTGTATACAACATCACATCCACTTGGTTCATCGTACTATGGATCAATCATCGAAAATATGCCGGTTTTGGAAGCATCACCGGACGAAACACAATCAATGAGATACAAACTTGTATCGTTGGATCGTGGAACAAAAGAAATTCCAACAATTTCTTTGGGAGTGACGGGGTATACACTAAATTATAATGACTCGGTAACAGTAAATCCAACAACCACGGCAGAACTAGCAACTGCGGGATACACTGCTATATTGTACGATGGTACCATATCAACAGTATCTACTGGGGCACCATTGCCAACGGGTACTACAACACCGTTCTTTACAGCAAACCAAGCTGTATCGGCAAACGCAATAGTTGTTCAAGGATTTACCTTCAACCTAACAGCAAAGGAATTGACGGTAGATCGCGTAACACAACTTACAATAATTAACAACTTAACGGGTGCAACCAAAACTGTAACAGTTACAGTTAAGGCAAAACCAACGGTATAATAGGGGTATAATTTATGGCAATTAGAACATTCGTCCCATTTAATACCGAAGAAGATATTGTAGTGGCAAATCAAACCACTGTAACTACTGGCTTGTGGTCGGGAGACACAGGAAGTTTAGTATCATTCTTTTCTTCGAGTACACAAATTTCTTCTAGTGGTGAATATTACTTTGATATGTACGATAAAAACCCCGCAACCGATAGTACAGCAGAAGTACAGTTTGCTGTGGCCTATGGTCATTCTAATGGTGCAGGTACTCCGACATTATCACAAGATGATTTGGCAAATTTATCTACAAAAGCTACATATTTACAATACAAAAATATTTTATTAGATCCCTCTGATGAATTATTTACATTCGGGGACTACAGTACAGACCACATTTATGTAATCAACATCGCAAGAAGTAGACTTCGTGAACAATTGGATCCTGGTAATTGGTTAATATCACTTTCTGGATCAAGTGGAAAATTTACTTTTATTGATGATAGTGGTCAAACTTTAAGTGCAAAATCAGCAACCGCTAAGTCTGGTCGTGTATTTAATGTAGTGTCTGGATCATTAACTGGAATTAGTGGAAGTACCATCGCAGCATCACAGTCTGTACAAGGTAAGGGATTTGGATTGGTATATCCAGATTTGGGTATTATTGTATTAAATCCAGATGCGGTAGTTCCAACAGTAGGATTCTTGTCCGCATCAGTAACGGGATCATCAACTGGTACGGGTAACGGTAATACGGAAGATTTCTACTATTCTACAGCAGTAGGAAGTGCAGGAAAACCATTCGCTCCATACACAGGATCAATTGCAGGAACAATTACTGGAACTCCACGAGCACAGTATAATCATGATGGATTAGTTCGTTCAATTGTTTTAGGTGGTGACTTCCAAGCTCGTTCGGCAGAAACAATTTCATCAACACATTATTTCGTTCGTTTAAGAAATAAAGATTTTAATTATTCAAACAACCCAACATTCTATAACAATACAAATGGACAAATCTTGAATGAAGATTTCGTTCAAGATCCACATGTATACGCAACAACAGTTGGATTATATAATGATGCAAAGGAATTGTTAGCAGTTGCAAAGATGAGTCGTCCATTAGAAAAGACATTTGATAAGGAAGCTCTCGTAAGAGTACGATTGGATTTTTAATTAAGACTACGGAGGTTCTATGAAAGTTTTGAAACCTCTTGGTCGTGATGGGTATTCAAGAGAACCATATGTTGCATACGCGTCACAAAGTTATACAATAATATCTGGAGCGGTAGATAATCCGCTCCAGGTATCTATTGATATAGCACACCAACCTCCACAAAATTGGTTGAGTTTTATTGAAAACGATATTGATGTGGGATATGTAAATGAATCTGGTGTACATGCATACCAATTATTTACATTATTGAATACCAGTTTTTATTCTTCACATTCATTTATTGGTTATGGAACTGAATCGGTTGCTATAACAAAATTTACTCCGTCAGGAAGTTTATTTGTATTTAACCTAGCAACAGAAGCTATAGGTGAAGGTGTAAAAGAATCAACTTTTAGTGTAAAAACATCTGGATCATCGGTAAAGATTCTTGATGACGGATATGGTAGACTGTATGTAAACAACACAGGAAGTGTGGTAGGAAGTATATTTTATAAACAAGGTATCGCAGTGGTCAAAGCTAACACGGCAGCAACCACACAATCTATTAGTGTAAATGGATTACAACTAAAAGAGTATATACCACTGAATGTTGCATTTTCTTCATCGACTACTATATATGAAAATAAAGTAGTTTGTAATTTGGAACCATCGGATTTTAATACTAGTTATTTTAATCCAAGTTTAAAATATATGAAGTCGGTTACTGGTTCATATGTGAGTGCATCAACAACAATAACATATACCGACTACGAATTAAACCCCAACCCAACGGCATCGGCAACAGCATCATCCGGTGAATCATTGGCGGTGTTGTTTGAATCTGGTGCACTTTCACCCTATATAACAACTATAGGATTGTATAACGGTTATGAATTGGTTGCTGTTGCAAAATTAGCAAGACCTATACCCAGAACAGTAAATGTTCCTCAAACTTTCATTGTAAAGTTTGATACATAATGTGGAGATTACCATGTCAAAATTAGTAGAATTGTTACAAGATACAAAAAAATATGATAGATTAAATAACATTCAGGGTGGTGATAAAAAATTTAGTGTTCGTGCACAGTCGAATCTTGATGAAGGTATACGACAAAAGAACGCAACAAATTTTATAGATGCACAGAATGTACTACAAGATGAATTTACTGTTGACGAAAATAAAAACGCACTAACTGTAGAAGGAATATCAAAAGCACCAGAAGCTGATTATACCAAGTATACAGAAAAGGCACTTGCTAATTATGAAACACGATCTGTAGATCCAAAATTAAGTCAATATAATTCAAAACTTATACAAAAATATTTGGCAACAAAAGCAGATTCTCAATATAAAACAATAAATGAAACTACCGAAGGGGTTAAGTTAGTATATAATCCTGCATAATAAAACTAAAGAGGTTATATGAAGGCTCGTAGCGCAAAAAATAAAGGGAAACGATTGCAAAACGCCATTCGTGACCTCATACTAGAACACTTTCCACAACTGGAACCAGATGATGTAGTCTCGACACTTATGGGTGATTCGGGTACGGACATCAAACTTAGTCCAGCTGCTAGGAAAGTGTTCCCGTATTCACCAGAATGTAAGAACCAAGAAAAGGTTAATATTTGGTCAGCCTTACAACAAGCGGAAAAAAATAGTAAGGAAAATACCCACCCCGTAGTGTTCTTTAAAAGAAACAATACAAAAACATATGCTATTATAGAAGCAGAACACTTCTTTGAATTGACAAAAAATAAACAATAATAAATCAACACTTGTTTTTTTATAGGAGAGAGATTAGATTTCTTAATTATGAATCTAATCTCTCTTTTATCACAAATACTAGGCGACTTTCGACATCACGGGAAAGGTGAACATTACTTTTCCTGTCCATTCTGCCATCATCGAAACAAAAAATTTGCAGTCAACGTTGTCAAGAATAAATGGCACTGTTGGGTATGTGGTGCCAAAGGTAACCATTTAATAGGACTACTTAAAAAGTTAGATGTATCACCACAACAAATAAAAGAACTTCGTAAACTATTATCTGATGAAGATGTAACAATCTACAAAGAAACAAATCAAGAAACTGTAGAGTTACATTTACCGCACGAATTCAAACCGTTGTGGAAACCAGAAAATACATATGAATATATACACGCCATCAATTATTTAAAAAAACGAGGTATTACTGGATACGATATAATTCGTTATCGTATGGGATATTGTGAAACAGGAAATTACAGTGGTAGAATAATTGTTCCTTCATATGAAGATGTGGGAAAGTTGAATTACTTTATCGCACGAAGTTATCATGATGGTGGAATGAAATATAAGAACCCACCTGTATCTAAAAATATTATTGTATTCGATGATCAAATAAATTGGAATCAACCAATTATTCTATGCGAAGGAATATTTGACGCAATAGCAATACGGCGTAATGCAATTCCTATGTTGGGTAAATTTATACCCAAAAAATTAGAGACAAAATTACTTGAAAAACAAGTCAAGCAAGTATATATTTTATTGGACGATGACGCTAAATCGGAGGCGTTGATCTTAGAACAAAAATTAAAATCACACGGTATACAAGTATCACAAGTGTCAGTGAACGGTGGTGACGCAGCTGACCTTGGATTTGAAAAGACCTGGGAGTTTATTAATAACTCAAAGGCAACTACCTTTAAGGACTTTATACAAAATAGGTTACAAAATACATGAACATAAGTGTCCCATTTAATAAACTTAAAAAAATAGTTCATCTCGCAGACATTCATATCCGTCTGTTTAAGAGACATGAAGAATATAACGAATGTTTCCAGACCCTCTATAACCAGTTGCGTCAAGAAGATTTGACCGACTCGGTTATTGTCGTTGCTGGTGATATCGTCCACGCTAAGACGGATATGAGTCCTGAGATGGTGGTCATGGCTACGGAGTTCTTAAAGACTTTAGCGGACATCGCACCAACAATCGTTATTGCGGGTAATCATGACCTGAATCTATCTAACATGAATAGATTAGATAGTTTGACACCAATTATCAATAGTATAAATCATACAGATCTTCACTATTTTAAGTACTCCGGCGTTTACACCATCGCAGATACAGACTTTGCTGTATACTCCATTCTTGACGAAAAGGAAAAATGGCCATCCCACAAGGATTGTCATTCTCGTCGTAAGGTTGCTCTTTACCACGGGCCCGTTCATGGAGCAACCACGGATGCGCGATATACAATTACGAATAGACATGTTGAAGTGTCAGCATTTAATGGATTTGACATGGTTTTACTTGGTGACATCCATAAACATCAAGTATTACAAGAACGAGATGTGGACAGTAAAAAACCTGTAATTGTATACGCATCTTCCCTCATTCAACAGAATCATGGGGAAAGTGTAGACAATCATGGGTGGTGTATGTGGGATGTTGGTAGTTGTTCGTTTGAGTTTCGTCCACTTCCAAATAATTACGGATACTACACAGTAGAGGTTAAAAACGGAAAGGTTCCTGTATTGAGTGATGTTCCTAAAAATGTTCGCATGCGGATATTCACAGGAAACCTTGATACTTCTGCCGTTAAGAAACTGACAGCGGTATTACGAAAACAACACAATATTATTGAGTTAAGTATTAATAAATCTAGACACGATACTTCCACTCGTGACAAAATGAAAAGTGGTTTGGAAATAGTCGATGTGCAGAATATTAATATACAAAATCAACTAATCCAAGATTGGTTGGAACGACAATACGATGATACAATTGATAGAATTTTAATGACAAAAATTCTAGATGTTAATAAAAATCTTAATGCGCAGATCGTCCACGATGATCATTCGCGTAATATCAATTGGCGTCCCCTTCAATTAAAATTCTCTAATATGTTCTCATATGGTGAGGATAATATTATTAACTTTGGGAAGATGAAGGGAATATATGGTATCTTTGCCCAAAACGCATCTGGTAAGAGTTCTGCTATGGATGCCCTTATCTTTACCTTATATGACAAGACACCACGGGCATTCCGTGGTGATCATATAATGAACAATCGTAAAGATGAGTTTACCTGTCAGTTAAAGTTTGAAATTAATAATGAAATTTTCTATATTCGTAGAACTGGAACTCGTAAGAAAAATGGAGATGTCAAAGTAGATGTGTCTTTCTGGCGAGAAAATCCAGATGGTACCCACGAATCGTTAAATGGTGAGGATCGTCGTGATACCAATGCAAATATCCGTAATTATGTTGGTACTTACGAAGATTTCGTCTTAACAGCACTTAGTAGTCAAAATAGTAATGCTCTGTTTATTGATAAGTCACACTCAGAAAGAAAAGATCTTCTTATTCAATTTATGGGGCTGAGTATCTTTGACAAATTATGCGATACTGCAAATGACGAGATGAAAGAAATTTCGGGAGCACTCCGTAAGTTCAAGAAGATAGACTTCACTCAGACCTTATCAGACACCCAAAATAAGTTGGATATAACTCGCGAGGAACATGAAAGAGTAGAGGAATTATTTGTAAAGGTAAAACAGGAACAAGAAATTTTATACGAAAAGTTAAAGAGTTTACAAGAACAAAAACGACCAGTTCCAAACATTGAGTTAGACATCGGTACTTTATTGTCTAATCGTGATGAAATGGCAGAAAATGCGGTTGTGTATGAAAAAGAAAAATTACAAGCAGAAACACGATTGGAATCATTACATGAAACTATTACACAAAAAACAAACGAAGTAACGGAAGCAAACATTCCAGAACTTCGTAAGTCGGTTGATGAGTATAATAAATTATGTGATTTATTTAATAAGGGAAGTAATGCTTTAAAGTTGACCACTTCAAAGGTTACTGAAAAGGAAAAGTTCAAGACTAAATTGGAAAGTTACAAGTATAATCCCGATTGTAATGTTTGCGTAGAAAACAATAAGTCAATTATTGAGGACATGGAATCGGTTACTCACGAGTTGATTGACTTATATGAACTTCAATCCAAACAAGAAGATGCGGTAAACGAAATCAAGCAACAGATGGAACCGTTAATTGAGAAAGTCAATGTTTGTACACATTATGAGAAGTTACAAACTGAAGTTCAGCAACTACAAAAGAAAGCTAGTGGGATTGAATTAGACATTCAGAAATTATTGACTAGTATTGAAAAATGTGATCGTAAACGGGAACAAATTGAAAAAGACATTGAACTTAATCGATTAAACAAAGAAAATATTGAATACAATATTGAAGTAGACAAACAAATCGTTCATGTCCAATATGACATTACCGCATCCAAGAAAAAGGCTGACCATATGGAAAAGGTGGTCCGTGACTTGCATGGTGAAATCAAGGTCTTGGAAGCCACCAAGATGGACATTATGAACCAGATTAAGGAAGCTGAGGAGTTGGAAGCGACCTATGAAGCATACAAGTATTACATGGAAGCGGTGGGGCGTGATGGTATCCCATACGAATTGATGAGTAAGGCAATCCCAAACATCGAAGCTGAAATAAATAATATTTTAAGTCAGATTGTGGAATTCACTATCTCACTTGAAGTGGACGGAAAGAACATCGTGGGTAAGTTAAACTACGATTATGACCGTGTATGGCCGCTGGAAAATTCGTCTGGTATGGAACGGTTCATTAGTAGTCTGGCAATCCGTGTAGCTTTGATTAACGCAAGTAATCTTCCAAAATCAAATTTTATGATAGTAGACGAAGGATTGGGAACACTAGACGCTGAGAATATGACTTCGATGCATACCCTATTTGGTATTCTGAAAGCCCAGTTTGACTTCCTTATCGTTATCAGTCATTTGGATGTGGTCAGAGATATGGTAGACAATTTAATTGAGATAAAAAGAGAGGACGGATTCTCCTATATTCAATCGTGATAACTATTTATATTGAGTAGTTATAATGATGAGAAACTATGCCAAGAACTAGAAAAACATTATCAAAACAAAATTTAGCAACACTACCAGTATTAATAAATGATACAGCACCAGAATCTTTATATTTTAATATAAAACAGTTATCTGGTGTATTTAGTGGTGGTCGTAATGCTTTTCTAATATCTGGAACTTATCTACTAAAACCAAACACAGAGGTTTTGATAGAAATTATAGACTCTAACGGTAATAGTTTATATGTAGAAGCTATTAAAGGATTTGTGGAAGGTGGTGCGAGATTGGTGGTTGTTGAAGTGTATGAAAACACACCCCGTGGTTCTGCTCTATTAAACATCGTAGGAACCGCAAGAATAAACGCAGAAACGAACACAGTATTACCCAATGAGGTAACACGATCACCAAATGTACGATGGCAGAAAAAAATTATTATAGAACCAAAAACAAAAAATATAACACCAATTAGAATTAAAAAACAACCTGAAATAATAGTAGATGAGTTGTTACTAACGGGTTCGTTACTAAGTCAATCAGTAATTAATACTGCAATATCAAATATAACTTTGAAACCAAAATCTGTTTTAAATAAACAACAAGGATATATTGTTATTGTAAATGATGGTGAATCAATTCAATTTAACTCGTCACACTTAACACCAAAAATAACTGGTAGTTTTACCTTACAGCAAAGAACATACAGAGGTACAATACCAGCAACAACCGAATCTATAGAAATTACACAAATTCACACAGCATCACTAAATTTACCACTTTCATTATTGAACGCATCAAAGTCATTTACCGACACAAATATTACAAGTTCTGTAGATAGTAGTATATTAAATATTACACCAATTAGAAATGGACAGTATGAAATTGGTGAAAATTTATATACGGCGTCCGCAACGACATATGTTAGAACAGCGAAATCCATTACTGGTTCTATACAATATTATCATGTAAGTGAAAGTTCTACTTTAACAACGGGTAGTATATTATCGTTCGCAAAACTTCGTATTATCAACTTGGATACGATCAGTGGTGAAATTTTTAGAATTAAAACTTCCAATAGACAAGCCGGTTCTCAAACAGATTTCGCCTTCGTTGCAGATACTCCGACACGAGTAGGTGAATTATTAATAACAAGTTCAGCAGATCAAGATGATAGAGAACAACCAATCGGAGTATTCAATACATTATCGATATTAACTGCAAGTTGGTATGCACATAATGTTACGGGGTCAGGAATACCAGATATTTCGTATGGTGACGATACTATAAGTGCATCAGCGCACATCAGTTTGAGTCGTGATAACAATTATATGTTAGATGCTGGACACGCCGTAACAGCTACTAGTAGTTATTTCATTGGTACTCGTAAAGAAATTGATCTGTTCCCAACATCGGAATACACATTGAAGTTCGATAGTTATGTATATACAACTTCTGCGTCATATGCATTTACTTCAAGTCAATATGTAATGGATGTATATTTAACTGGATCTGCTATAGTGGGTGACAATATATTCGGACAAAAAATAGCATCTGTTAGTACAAAAGAAAAAGTAGCATACTTTCCAAATAAAACATTTAACTTCACTGTTCCGCGAATTGGTAATGCGGGATTACGATTTGTTATTAACAATGGATTTTGGCAAATTGCAAACATTTCATTAAAGGTTGCTGAAGAATACGCATTTAGTCCTGATGAAGTCACAATCACAGTACCTAACACAACACAAACAACTGCAAGTTTAGTATTTAAAACTGACTTGTTTGATATCAATAATAACGCGTTGGATTTAAATATTCAATCAATACCAACCTTCTTCTCAGGTTCAAGACGATGAATTTAGATAAACTTTTTGAACAAGTAGTAGTATTAAATGATTATATTGAGCAACACAATTTTTTGGTCGAAAAACTCGCACCTGATCTTGTGGAAGAATTATCTATCACTACTACCGATACTTTGGAAGAAGCAAAGAAGAAGCGTAAAAAAGCTAAACAAAAAATTAAACGCTATGGATTTTTCTATCCTTTGTATCCGCATATAATGAAAACTGGTGAGAAACCAAAAGAAGAACCAACAACACCACCAACGGAACCAACCGATAGTGGTGATACAGGTGGGGACGCTGGTGGTGAAGACGCAGGTGGTGATGGTGGAGTAGAAGAAGATAAACGCATACCAAGAAAACCAGGTCAACCTGCTGGTAGTAAGAAACATTCTGACTTATACACCGATGAAAATCCCAAAGGAACTATTCACGGATTAAAGTTTGCTACACCAGAAGATGCTAAGGCCAGTGTATCAAAAATTCGTAATAGTGGTCGTAGTCATGCGCACAAAATACAAGCAGCTGTTGCTATGGAACAACGAGCACGAGCAGCAGGTAAAGCATCAGCAGCTGCGGTCTATCGTAAGTTTATCAATAGTATGAAAAAGAAAACAGACGAAGTAAAACCACAAAATATAGATAACGCATTCGCATTTCCCTACTCACTTGGTCCAGAACAAGACGATGAGTTCTTAAATAATGAAGCATTGTCTAGTACGGAACGGATGCGCAGATACAACCGTCGTCATCCCGAAAAAGTTCGAAACTATCTTAAAAAGACGCAAGATGACCGTGTTGCACGAAACCGTGATCGAGCAAAAGCTGTCAAAAAATATGGTAAGTCTAAAATGAAAAATCACGATGTGCATCATCCAAATGGTGCAAAGAATGGTAATTGGAAACTTGCTCGTAAAGATCATGGTCGAGACAAAAAGAATGAAAATTTAGAATATGTATATCTTTCTGAATTAGTTGAAGGTATGGTACCAAATGGTCCGTGGCAACTCATTACTGAAGGTGGTGCTGCTGGACACTTGGCACATCCATATGAGGATGATACATTAACATTTTCGGATATAAAAGAAATGGTTAAACGAGGCCTCGTGGGAGGTTTGGATGCCGAAGCACCCGTTACAGAAAAATTAGATGGACAAAATATCATGTTCACGGTTCGTGATGGACAAGTAGTATTTGCTAGAAACAAAGGACAAGTAAAAAATCGTGGTAAAAACGCGTTGGATCTAGCTGGTATTAGACAAATGTTTGCTGGTCGTGGTAATATTGAAAAAGCATTTACCGGAGCAGCAGAAGATCTAACGAAGGCTGTGGGTACACTACCTCAAGATCAACGAGATGCGATGTTTGCAAACGGTTCTAAGTTTATGAATGTGGAAGTTATATTCCCAGATACAAAAAATGTTATACCATATGATAAGAGTGTGTTGGTATTTCACGGAACAGTTGAGTATGATGAAGAAGGAAATGAAGTTGGTCGTAATATAACAGATAGTAAAACACTGTCGGATCAAATCACAAAAGTAAACGCACAACAACAAAAAACATTTGGTATTTCTGGTCCGCGTACTATTGCTTTTAACGATGCTGAAACTGCTCGTGATAAAGAAAAGATGAAAGATTATGGAGCACAAATTGCTCGTATTCAAAATGAATATGGATTAGATGATAAAAGTACGATTGAAGACTACAAGAAAGAATGGTGGTCACGAGAAATTGATAAGCTGGGAGTGGAATGGACACCAGAAGAGAAAGAGGGTCTAATATCAAGATGGGCATTGGGTGAAAAGAAATTTGGAGTTAAAAATATAGAGGACACCGAAAAGAAAAAGTTTTTCCGTGAGTACGAAGCAAATAAACTAACAGACGCTCAGAATGTAGCAAATCGTCCATTAGAAAGTATTTTTCTACGAGTCGGTGCGGATACACTTCGTCGTGTAACAAATACATTATCAGCAAACAATCCAGAATTAACAGCATCGTTGAAAAAAGAATTGTTGGACACTATAAAAAGTCTAAAGGATACAGATGATGCGAGTAAATTAGCAAAATTACAAAAACAAATAGAACGATTGGATGATATTGGTGTTGATAAGGTAGTACCATCGGAAGGATTGGTATTTATATACAAAGGAAAACCATATAAGTTTACTGGTACATTCGCACCGGTAAATCAAATATTGGGTACTTTAAAATTTGCCAAAGGAAAGGCCGAGGAAGCACCTGCAGAAAAACCATCAGCAGAAAAAACTACAACAGAACCAGTAACACAACCTACAGAACAAAAAACAGTAGCTATTTTTCCTGGTAGATTTCAACCGTTTCATGCTGGACATTATAGTATTTATAGAGCGTTGGTCAAAAAATTTGGTAAAGATAATGTGTATATAGGAACCAGTGATAAGACCGACCCAATAAAATCACCGTTTGGATTCAAACAAAAGAAAAATATTATGACAAAAATGTTTGATATCCCAGAAGATAAAGTAGTACAAGTTAAAAATCCATACGCACCAAAAGAAATAACAGATACTTTACCGGATAACACTGTATTTGTTACAGCAGTCAGTCAAAAAGATTCTGAAAGACTGGCTGGTAGTAAATATTTTTCACAGTATGACGACAAGAAATCAAAATCTGGATATAAGGAAAAAGGATATTTCATTGTTGCTCCAGAAATGCAGTTACAACTCCAAGGAAAAAATATCAGTGGTACTCAAGTACGCGCATTGATGGGAGATCCAAAAATAACAGATAGAGCAAAACAAGAAATTTTTACAATGATATATGGAAAGTTTAATCCAGAAGTTTTTAAACAAATTGTAAAAACAACAACAGATTCCGAAGAAGCTTTGAAATTGACACAACAGCATGGTGGGGATAAAGCTGCCAAAGCTAAGATGAAAAAAACAGAACCAACAAAAGCTCCAAAAATACGAGCTAAAGTAACTCCAAAAGATCCGTCATTCTATAAACCAGGTGAAACTTGGGAAACGGGTGGTGGTAATTTTGGTGGTAAAAATAAGAAAAATCAAGTAAGATATTTTAGTACACAAGAACGAGCCAAAAAGTTCGCTACAACATAAGAGGTTACTATGGCACAAATGGATGAAAAAGCGTTACGAGATGTAAGAAAAAGAATTGGTGAAGTAATGAATAAGGAAGAACAAAAAATAACTGTTGGATGGCGTCCAGAACAAGTAGATAGAAATGAGGGTGATGTCTGGGTTGGTCTGGACGGTAGACAGTGGACTAAGAAAAACGGCGTTGTTCAAGTTATTACAAAACTCGATGGTCTTAAAACTCCGTGGTGGTGTCCAAAGTGTAACACTCCTCTGAACGGGATACACATGAAGGCGTACAAAAAGCGTGGTTTTTGCTATAATTGTCTAGAAAAAGAAGAAATGGAATTAAAACTATCTGGACAGTGGCGTGACACCGTTATTGAACGAGGTAAAAAAAGTCATATTGATTGGGTAAAAGATAAAATCCAAGAATTACAGGACTATCATAATAATCTGTCAAAACCAGAATTTATTCATGCTGATCAAGAAAAAATCTTGATGATTGAACAGTGGCATGTAGATCTGGATACAGTACGAAAAGATTTGGAAGAAGAAATACAAAAATTAAAAGATCACTTAATCAAAGTTGAAGCCGGAGAATTCGATGAAGTTTCTGAACAAAATACTGTCATTGGTGAATAAATTATTTACTATATTACAAAAAACTGATCTTGTCAATAAAGGAATTATAGTTGGTCTTATAGTGCTTTTCTTGTACTTTTCGAAAGATTGTAGTGGTAAAGAATTGGATACACTCAAAGCACAAGTAGAACAAACTAAAAAACAGACACAACAATTAAACGATTCTTTAGAAACACTACAAGTTCAAGTAGTGGAAAGAGAAAATGCAATTACACAACTGAAATCGGATGTGTCTGTAAAAGAAAAAGTAAAAGTAAAACTTGTTTATAAACAACAAGATTTGGAATCTCGTAGACAAGTGGAAACCGACACCGTTACAATTATTGCCTTACAAGACAGCACTATTGACAATTTGAAAACACAAGTTGCTGTAGCAGATACAATCATCAACACAAAAGATAAAATTATCGGAGAACGAGAAACACAAATATCTTTATTACAAACAAGTGTAGGAGTTGCTAATACCAAGGCAGATTTGTTACAAACACAGTTAGATAATGTAATGAACTCATACAAAAAAGAAACAAAGGTATTTGGGTTTATACCAAAACCAACAAGAAAAGCTGCATTCATTGGTGGAGCAGCTATAGGACTAATAACAGGTATAGTAATAGCTAAATAATATGAATACATCAGCACAACAGTTACGAGAAAGAATTAAAGAAGAATACAAAAAATGCGCCATGTCTGCGGAGTATTTTTTAACAAAATATTCATATATTCAACATCCGATCCGTGGTCGGGTGTTGTTTAATTTATACAAGTATCAAAAAGAAGCTCTTTTAGATTTTGAAAATCATGAATATAATATTGTTTTAAAAGGAAGACAGATTGGTATTTCTACATTAGTTGCTGGATATTCTTTGTGGTTAATGTTATTTCATAACGACAAAAATATCTTAGTTATTGCAACAAAACAAGAAACTGCTAAAAATCTAGTAACGAAAGTAAAATTTATGCATGATAACTTACCAACTTGGTTACGGGGGTCTATCGTTACTAATAATAAATTATCATTACAATTTGCTAACGGATCACAGATTAAAGCAGTGGCATCTAGTCCAGACGCTGGTAGATCGGAAGCTCTTTCTCTTTTGATTCTTGACGAAGCCGCGTTTATTGATGCAGCAGATATAATCTGGACCGCTGCATCAAGTACACTTTCAACGGGTGGACAGGCTATATTATTATCTACTCCAAACGGTGTAGGTAATTTCTTCCATAAAATGTGGCAACAAGCAGAGTCTAAAGAAAATAATTTCAATCCAATACTATTGGACTGGCGGGTACACCCAGAACGAGATCAAGCATGGAGAGATCGACAAACTGAACTGATGGGTGAATTGCAAGCAATACAAGAACATGACGCATCGTTCATATTTTCTGGTAACACGGTTATACCGGCAGAAATTATTGAATTTTACAAAAGTACCTTTGTTCAAGAACCAATTACCAAAGGTGGATTCGATGGCAATTTGTGGATATGGGAATACGCACAACCAGGAAAATCTTATGTAGTATCCGCCGACGTATCTCGTGGTGATGGTGAAGATTATTCTGCATTTCATGTCATAGACATAGAAACCTCCGCACAAGTAGCAGAATATAAGGGGAAAGTAGAAACCAAACAGTTTGGTAATATGTTGGTGTCGATAGCAACCGAGTACAATGACGCATTACTTATCCCAGAAAATAGTAGTATTGGATGGAACGCTATACAACAGATTATTGATCGTGGATATAAAAATCTCTTTTATATGTCAAAGGATTTACAATATGTGGATGTAGAGCATCAAATGTCTGGAAAGTATCACAAGGAAGAACGAAGCATGGTACCTGGATTTACCACATCACAACGAACGCGTCCACTAATCATTTCCAGATTAAAAGAGTATATGTTAGAAAATAGTTTTACTATTCGTTCTACTCGTACATGTGCGGAATTAGAAACTTTTATTTGGAAAAATGGACGGCCGGAAGCTTTGTCTAGTTATAACGATGATTTGATTATGGCTTTGTGTATTGGGCTTTGGGTACGGGATACAGCGTTACGATTACGACAGGAAGGTATAGAATTAACAAAGTTAGCTATAGAAAAAACGAGATACCAAGTAGAGGGTATGGTATATACCAATAATAGACCAAAACAAGATCCTTACAAGATGCAAATTGGTCAAATTACCGAGGATATTAGTTGGTTATTAGATTAATATACTACTTATAATGTAGTGTCTTTGTTGAATTTACCGAGGATGTATCTTATGACGAAAGAAGAAATATTACGCATTATACAAGAAGAAATACAAGCAGTTCTTCAAGAAATGCAACAGAAATCCGAAGAAGAATTGGACGAACGAACAGTTGCCAGCCGTGAACCACCCAGAAAAATGACACCAAAGCAAGTTTCTGGACGGGACAAAATTGGTAAAAAATTATTAGCTAATAAGAGATCTGTAAGTTACTTCAAGAAGAAATTTGGAAAAGATTGGAAATCATATTTGTATGCAACGGCAACAAATAAATCTATAGATCAAAAAGATAAAAAAAATTAATATGAGATATAAAGATTTTTTTTCTGAACTATGCTGTGAAGGTTGTGGATGTGATCATTCTAACAACGAAGAGTATCCATTTAGTGGTTATAAAATTACCCAAGCAGACATAGACGCGGATGAAAAAACCGTGCATAGTGTTGGTGAATACAAAAAACAGCACAAGAGAAGAGATCCTATGGGTCAAGAAGATGCTGATGTAAATAATGATGGTAAAATAGATTTAACGGATAAGATGTTGCGAGCCAAACGAGATTTATATAGACGGTATTTAATAGCAAAAAAGAAAGGACAGACATCGTTCTAAACAATTTGGAGAAGTAATATGATTAGACTTATGGGATTGGTAGCTGGTATAAAAGGAATCGGTGATAAGCCAGTTGGCGCTGTGAAGGAAGCTCTTGATGCCGTTGGTAAGGAAGATGGTGATATTGATAACGATGGTGATAAGGATTCCTCAGACAAGTATTTAAAAGCTCGTCGTGATGCCATCGCTAAGGCAATGGAAAAGAAAGAAGAAATCGGACCTAAAGACAAAATTGATTCCGGTGAATATGATTATGAAGGCGATATGGCAAAGAATCAATTACAAACTATTATCAGAAATGCACAAATGTTGCATGATATGTTGTCGGATGATACCAACTTACCAGAATGGGTGCAAAACAAGATTTCGTTAGCCAAGGAATATACCGAATCTGCTGCACAATATATCAGTAGTGAAAAGGACCAAACAACATCTACAGGAACAATGTAATGGAAACGGTAGCAAAGTTTTTGTCCACACTATTCAATAGTCGTGACCAAGCACATATCTTCCATTTGCAAACATCGTCGTATGCTGCTCATAAAGCATTGAATGAATATTATGATGAAATTGTAGATTTGGTAGATACATACGCAGAAACTTACCAAGGTCGTTACGGTATTATTCGTGGTTATACACCACAAAAACAATACTTTGAAGGTGATGAAGTAGTGAAGTATTTTACTGGATTATCAACTTATATTGATAGTGTTCGTAAGGGATTACCGCAAGATGGTGATCTTAATAATATCGTTGATGAAATTTCGGGGTTGGTCAATTCAACAATATACAAGTTAAAATTCTTAAAATAATATGAAATATACAGACTTTTTCTCGGAACAACTAACAGTACGATTGGACGAAGAAACTACAAAGAGAATACAAGAAGTAATTTCTTTATTAGAAAAAAATATTCCAACAAGTCCTGATAAATGGGCACGAGCAAAGGCAGCCGCTCGTTCCAAATTTAAAGTATATCCATCTGCGTACGCCAATCTCTGGGCAGCTAAGAAATATAAGAGTATGGGTGGTGGGTGGAAAAAAGGAAAAAAGTGATTAAGTTAGTAGATATTATTTTGGAAAGATGGACAAAAAAATATAAAAAGTCCATAAACTGTAGTAATCCAAAAGGTTTCTCCCAGAAAGCACATTGTGCGGGACGAAGAAAAAGAAAACGCGGTGGTAAAACCAAATCAAAACCAATATGATACTTTTAGCAGATTTACTAGAAGAAGTAATTGATGAACTTGACGAACGATATAAAACTAAGGGTAACTTAGGAAAGTGGCTTCGTCAAAAATGGGTGGATATATCCAGAACAGATAGAAAAACTGGAAAACATCCCCCATGTGGCGCTTCTGCTGGTAAAAAGGAAAGACGGGGAGGATCTGCAAAATATCCAAAATGTAGACCAGCTCGATCAGCCGCAGCAATGAGTAAAGGTGAAAAACGATCCGCTGTTGTTAGAAAAAGAAAAGCAGGAAACCCAGGTGGAAAACCAACAATGGTTTCTACCTTTAAAAAGAAGTAAGACTCTTGACATTGAGAGATACTATGATTAGATTAACAGATATCCTATGTGAATCTTGTTGGGATGGATATAAACAAGTTGGTATGAAGGAACTTAACGGTAAAATGGTACCAAATTGTGTTCCAGTAGAGGAACTTTACCACCGTCCAGAAAGTGATGTTACATCAGACGATGAATTAACAGAAGGTGAATTCTGTAATGAATGTCTAATTGAAGTTCTTGATGGATTACACGAAAATCAACTTGGTGAAGCAGAATATCACGGCCGTAAGGTTCCTCTTGGTAAAATTATGAGAGGTGATGTCAAGAAGTTTAAGGTATATGTTCGTGATCCAAAGAGTGGAAATATCAAGAAAGTTAATTTTGGTCATGGTGGAACTTCAGCAAAACGCCGTGGTGAAAAGACCATGAAGATTAAAAAGAACATTCCTTCTCGTCGTAAATCATTCCGTGCAAGACATCGTTGTTCAACTGCAAAAGATAGAACTTCTGCTCGTTATTGGGCATGTCGTACTTGGTAATAATATGAAAAAGAAAATTTCACGGGAACAATCCGACAAGATATTAGATAAAATGGGTTATAAGTTTAACCCAACAGAATTCTTTTTAGGAATGAATACAGAATTAGAACACCAAGATGTAACTAATGGAAATGTGTTGACAACGGCAAAAATTGCCGCAGCACATCTTAAAGAAAATCCAAAGTATTATTCATTATTATTAAAGCATGTAGAAAAAACTAATGAGCAACTTGGTGGGATAGCAGGAGCATCACCAACCGCGTCGGGTCTAGTAGCACCTGGTGGTTATATTCGTGGAGCACCAAAACCAAAAGATGTTAAGAAAATGCGAGTACGACTCGACAAGGAGAAATCACAATGATTAAATTAAGTAATATTTTGTTGAACGAAGCTGGAAAAGAAAATCGTATCATTCCAACTCGTTTAGTAGTAATACTAGAAAAATGTATGGGTGAGTTAAAAGAGTCAGATCAAAAACAAATCACAGAATTATTATCTCGTGTATTAGAAGGAATTACCAAAGTTAATGAAATGCCATATAATTATAATACTATGACTACATGGCAAATGACTCAATTAGCTGAAGTTGAAGCACCTATAGCAATTCTCCGAGAAAAGTTAAATAACTTAATAACAAGTAAATCCACGAAAGTTAATGTAGAAACTGTTCGTCAAGCTGTGAAAGCATTGGACGAATTATATATATACTAAAAGCTGAGGGATTATGGCAGATACATCATTATTTGGTAGATTAAAGAGACTTTTTTCTACCAACACCGTTGTAAGAAATATCGGTGGAAAAAAATTAAAAGTAGCCGATACTGATAATATCCAAGCGTTTGTTAATAGACGAGGTATAGATCGTTATCATCGCGTGTACTCGTCATTGACGGGTGGATATGGATCTTCACACGGGCGATACGAAGCTGCCGCTGCATTCCAAGGATCACGATTACAGTTATTCCGTGATTATGATATGATGGACAACGATCCCATCATCTCATCGGTATTGGACATTTATGCAGATGAAAGTACAATCAAAGATGAATTTGGACAGATATTAAGTATTAAAGCAAAAAATCAAAATGTTCAAGAAATTTTACATAATTTATTTTATGATATTTTAAATGTAGAGTTTAATCTCTGGCCGTGGGTTCGTAACATGGCAAAGTACGGAGATTTCTTTTTATATTTAGATTTAGATGAAGAATATGGTGTAGTTAATGCTATACCGTTATCTGTTTATGAAACCATTCGTATCGAAGGCGAACAACCCGACCAACCATTCAGTGTGCGATTCAAAATCGAAAATGATTTCTTGCGACTAGGCAAGACAGATTTCGAAAATTTTGAAATTGCACATTTTCGTTTATTAGCCGATACAAATTTTCTTCCCTATGGAAAAGCCATGATTGAAGGTGGTCGTCGTGTCTGGAAACAACTCCAGCTTATGGAAGATGCGATGTTAATTCATCGTATTATGCGAGCACCGGATAAGCGTAAAATTTTAGTAGATATTGGCAATATCCCGCCGGCAGAAATTGATACCTTCATGAATCGTGTAATGGATCGCATGAAAAAAACTCCGTTGGTGGATCCACAAACAGGAGATTATAACCTTCGTTATAACATGCAGAATATTACAGAGGATTTTTATCTTCCTGTCCGCGGCAAAGACTCAGGAACCGATATTCAAAATCTTCCTGGATTGCAATTCAATGCAATCGAAGATATTGAATATTTAAGAAACAAATTAATGGCTGCGTTTAAAGTCCCTAAATCATTTATAGGATATGAAGAAGATATTAATGGAAAAGCTACGCTGGCTGCACAAGATGTGCGATTTGCTCGTACAATTGAACGCATCCAACGAATTATGGTATCGGAATTAACTAAAATTGCTATTGTACATTTGTATATCCAAGGGTTCCGTGACGAAGAATTAGTTGATTTTGAACTAAGTTTGACATCACCTTCTATTGTATATGAACAAGAAAAACTCAATATGTGGAAGGAAAAGGTACAAGTTGCAAACGATATGATGGGTACCAAACTAATATCACAAGATTGGATCTACCATAATATATTTGAAATGTCGGAAGAAATGGCTAATGAAGAACGCAGTAAAGTCATGAATGATGTCAAACGAATGGCCGAACTTACTAGATTGGAACAAGAGGCATCACAACCACAACAAACGGGAACTCCTACCGGAGAAACACCACCAGAAGAAACATCACCAGAAGAAACACCATCGTCGGAAGAAGAAGAACAACAAATTGATGATGTAGATACGATTCTTGCATCATTAGAAACTGGTGATGAAGAAAGTGAACTAGAAGAAATTCCAGAAGAAGAATTGGAAGAAGCCAAGATGGGTAGACCAAAAACTGGAATGTCATACGGTCAAGATAGTCACCCTAGAGGAAGAGATCCACTGGGTAGTAAAGAAAATAGTGATGTGTTGTCTGTAGGTAAAAAGCGAAACGATAAACGCAAGTCTCCGTTGGCATTAGAATTACAATCTTTCTTTGGTAAAAAGAATAATAAAAAAATTATTATGGAATCACAAGAAACTGGTTCTTTTTTAGATGAAAATAATATTTTAGACCTTGAAAACTAAAGTCTTATAAATATTCGTTATATTTAATATATGACGGTATAATATGTCACAAAATGGAATACATATGAAATCAAACGTCAGACACAACAAAATTCGTAATACGGGCATTCTTTTCGAATTATTAGTCCGTAAAATTACTTCCGACGCATTGGAAAACCGTAAAAGTGATACGGCTATAAAACTTATGCGAGAATACTTCAATTCTAAAACAGAATTGGGTAAAGAATTAATACTCTATAGATCATTTTTCAATGTTCAGAACCTGAGTGAAGAAAAAGCATTTCAGTTGGTCGGATTAATTTCCGAACAACGAAAGAGACTAAATGAAAATATGCTCAGTACACAAAAATATAATTTAATTAAAGAAATTAAAAAGTTTTACGATTTAAAAGAATTCTTGGATGCAAGAATTCCTTCGTATAAAGTGTACGCGTCAATTTATAAAATGTTTGACGGGATGATTAACGAAATTACAGACTACGCAGAAATAGACAGTTTAGTTTCTGCAAAGTTTACTATAGTAGAGCATCTTACGGGTAATCTTGTTAATAAAGAAATAAAAAATGATACCCAATTATTTGAAACATTAAAGGCACAAGAAGAAGATTTACGACTATTATCCTATCGTATATTAATAGAAAGATTTAATGAAAAGTATGCAGGATTAAATGACAGACAAAAAAATTTACTACGAGAATATATTTACAATGTATCAAATGGTGAACAGTTAAAAAAATACGCTGTAAAGGAAGCAGAACAACTTGTTAATGAATTAAAAATAAAAACCAAATTTGTAGATAACAAGATTACCCGTATTAAATTGTCTGAAGTTATCACACAACTAGAAAAAATTCGTTCGGTTAACATAGTAAAAGAAAATCATATGACTGCATTACTCATTGCTTTGGAAATTACTAAAGCAATAGACACTAGAAAATAAGAGTTAACCTATGAATCAACACGATAGACTCAGAGAAATGATCCGACAAATGATCAGATCACAGTTAGAAGAAATGACCACCACTTCTGCTGTTCCTGGATACCTTACCCCGTATGCATTTCGAGGTAATAAAAAAGCATCGGTAGATAGAGCAAAACACATTGCAACCGACACAACAGGATTTAAATTAACTCCTCGTGGTGAAAAGGATATAAATCGTCCCGCCGATAAGATGGAAATCGTCACAAAAGATATAAATGAAAATAAATATTATGAATATAAAAATGATGTGACGAAATCACCACATAGAAAAATTGCAGACGCCATTTCTCATTTAAATAAAAATTTACACGAAATAGAACGGGTAATAAAAATGAACGCTCGATTAAAAAATGAGTCGGGTATAACAAGTGAACAACTATGGAAGCGTACACAGCAAGGATTATTGAAGTTGGAATCCAAACTTCTTTCTATTGCAACACGCATCCGTGAAATTCGTGGACAATAATATGCAAACACTTTTAGTTGAATATAATGTCATTTCATATGACAACACTTTATTAAACGAAGCAATGGATATAAGTAAACCACTCGTATTAAAAGATGTGGTATTACAAAGAGCCGATCACAAAAATCAAAACGGAAGAGTATATCCAAAAGATATATTAGCACGTGAAGCGGCAGTATACAAACAGAACTTCGTGGTACAGCGCAGAGCATTAGGAGAACTTGACCATCCAGAAAGTCCTGTAGTCAATCTAAAAAATGTATGCTGTAATGTAACAGATTTGTGGTTTGAAGGAACTGATGTAAAGGGAAATATTGAAATTCTTTCTACTCCATCTGGTAATATTGTTCGTGAATTAATTAAGAATAACATCCGATTGGGTGTTTCATCCCGTGGTATGGGATCGGTAAAACAAATTGGTGAAAGTACAGTTGAGGTCGGTGAAGACTTTAATCTAATTTGTTTTGATATCGTAAGTAATCCATCAACACATGGTGCATTTATAAATGAAAATGCAGATAGTAAAATCGTAACACCATACTCTCGTATTGATGCATTAATTTACGATTTCTTGGGTGAATTAAAATAATCTTTAAAAGGAGTTGTTTATGTTAACAGTTTTGGTTGTAGTTCTACTTGTATTTGGTATTGCATATTGGTTACACAAAAATAATCAACCAGTATTTACGCGATCAGTAAATAAGGTAGAAACCGTTGTTAAAGATGTTGTAGATGTAAATAATGATGGTAAGGTAGATGTTAAGGATGCGGTAGAAGCAGTAAAGAAAGTAAAAAAGGCTGCAAAAATCACAGCAGAAAAAGTGAAAAAGACTGCAGGTCGTAAGAAGAAAAACTAATCATGAAATTAATGGATTTATTATACGAAATTCATAATAAAGCCATTGTACATGACTTTGTAAAATTCGTTGCTCGGGAATTACAATTAAGTCATTTACCCAAAAAAATTCGTTTAACTAACGAACCGTTGGGACATACATTTGGAACTTATACACCAGATGCAGATGAATTGTACATATATGTTGGTAAACGACACATTGCCGATGTATTGCGTACCTTAGCACACGAATTGGTTCACCACAAGCAAATGGAACAAGATATTGAACCGGATGGTAGTGATGGATCCTCTGTAGAAAATGAAGCAAATGCGGTAGCAGGTACATTGATGCGAAAATATCGATATTCACATCCGGAAATATATTTGGAGAAGTAACATGCCAGCAGTTAGTAAAGCGCAACAAAAATTATTTGGTATTGTACATGCTATACAAACCGGTAAAGCGGATCCTACAAAATTTAGTTCGATTGCAAGAAAATTGGCTAGAAAGATGTCACATGCGGATGTGAAAAAATACGCAACAACAAAAATTGAAGATTTACCAAAGAAAATCAAGGAAATATTACAAACATCGGATGAAATAGCGATTGGTGGAACACCTGTGTCGGATTTCCCACCGGAAACTTCACAACAGCCACATATTTCCAATGATCCAACATTGGTTACCTTCGATGAAGATTATAGTGAAAAGCAAAGTAAAATATTTGCAATCGTCAAAGATAAAAAACCAATGGAATTGGATGGGGTGTTTGTTGATGTATATACCGCTGCATTATTAACAAAAGTGTTACATAAGTTAACACCGGAAAATCGCAAGAAAATGTTATCACTTCCTGTTAATAAAATGGTAGCTACTGCGTATAAACTAGTAACTAGATAATATGGCAAGCGGTAAAATATTGTTTGTTAGTGATTTTGATGATACCTTGGCACGCACAGATGCCAAGGTAATTCTTATTCGTAATGGTGAACGAACGGAAATGGACCCCGCGGAATTTGCGGTGTACGAACCAGAAAAGGGTGATCAGTTTGATTTCTCTCAATTTGATCAATTAATTAATCCTCGTCCCATTCAACGATTTATTAAATTATTAAAACAAGCTATTGGACGAGCTGATAAGATTTCAATTTTAACAGCACGCAATCATACATTACCAGTTGCACAATTTTTAAAGATGAATGGAATTACTTCTGGTGTATCTATTGCAGCGATTGGAAGCTCTGATCCTGAAAAGAAAGCAAGTTATATCCGTAAACACATTCAAGCTGGATTTGACAAAGTTGCGTTTATTGACGATTCCCCAAAAAATATTGAAGCAGTAAAGCGACTTAGACAAGAATTTCCTGACGCAAAAATTTTAGCACATCAAGCAAAGGAAGAAGATGATCATCCAAAAAATAAACCTACACAAACGGATGAACCAAAACAAACACAAAAAACAAAGTCAGAACCAGAAACTAGCTTGATTGCACAACAAGTTAAATCAATGGGACTGATAGATATGAAATTTGGACGATATGGAAAAGATGGTGTAGTTACGCATATTGTTCAAAACGGAAGATTGATTCCGAAACCCAAAAAATAATATAAAATAAAATACGAAAGGGGGTTTTATGCATGTAGAAGTAAAGGGAGATGGGAAGGACGATTTGGAAAAAGCATTACGAGTATTTACTCGAATGGTAAAGAAAGCAGAGATAGTCAATGAAGTTAAAAGACGAGAATTCTATGTTAAACGATCAAAGAAAAAAATACTAAAACAACAAGAAGCACTTCGTAAAAGAATTCGAGAAGAGAAAAAAGTAGAAAAAAGAAAAAACTCGGATTGGTAAAAATAACATTTTTCTAAATAATAACACTATATATTACTAGTACACCTTTATTTGAGGTGTTTTCTAGTATTTGACTGTTTATAACCGCATAATGACTCTAAATAGTCGTTTTTATGGAGAACCCAAAGTATGGCAGAAATTTCAAATCAACTTCTAAGAGATGCTATCGCAGATGCAGAAGCAGTTCGTCAAACCGCTATTGCAAACGCAAAGATCGCTTTGGAAGAAACATTTACACCTCAAATTAAGTCCATGTTGGCTCGCCGATTAAAGGCAGAAGCAATGGAAGCAGAAGGTGCAGAAAAGGCAAAGGAAGAACCATTCCAAGACGCAGACGCAGTTGGAGGAAATACTCCAGTTGATACATCAACAATTGGTGCTGGTGATAATAAAGAACCATCACCTGCAGCAAACGATTCATCCGACATAGATCAAGGAGGTGAAGGTGAATCAGACTCGTCAACTGACTGGTACGATGACTGGTCGGAATCGGATTTTGATCTTGATGAAGTAATCAAGGAATTGGAAGCAGATGTACAAGCACTTTCGGAAGCTGAAGAAGAGGAAGAAGAACTCGACGAAGCTATGCACGATGGTGAAGAAGAGGAAGAAGTGGATGAATATAAACTTGGAGAAGATGACAAATTACCGTCAGCTTCACCAGCAGATGTTCATGACAAAGAAGTTCCAGCACAATCCTCTGGTATCGGTAAGTCAGAAGCAGCTGCAACAGATGCATCCGATCCACATAAGTACGCAGTAAATCCAGCAAATCCAAAGATGGAAATGCATATGGATGGGGACACGGAAAAAGGTCATGAAGAAGGTGAAGAGGAACTTGATCTTGAAGCAATCCTTCGTGAATTAGAAGCCGAAGATGAAAAGGAAAAGAAATCATCCGAAGAAATGGCTCATAAGATGGATTCGCTACAAAAGGAACTTGCAGAATATCGTATGGTTGTAAATGTCCTACGAGGCAAGCTACAAGAAGTAAATCTTCTTAATGCAAAACTTTTGTTCACCAATAGATTGTTTAATAACAAGACATTGACCAACGAACAGAAAGTTGCAATTGTGGAAAACTTTGATAGAGCAACCACAGTGCGTGAAGTTAAGATTGTCTATACAACACTTGTTGAAACTCTCAATACAACAGCAAAGGCAATGAAGCGTCCAGCAAACACTGCTAAAGTTGTAACAGAAGGTTTAGCAAGTAAGGCAACCCCAAGTACAGCTCCAAAAGCTGAAATTTTGGAAGAAAATACTCTCGCAAAGAGATTACAACAACTCGCAGGCATTTTATAACCTATTAGGAGAAACAAATTATGTCAGGTGTACAAGAATTTTTAGATGACGCTGGTTCAGCCCACAAAGTTGTGGTAGAAAAGACCCGTCAATTAGCAGGTAAGTGGGAAAAGTCAGGCCTTCTTGAAGGTTTGGCCGGACAAGAACGCCAAGGTATGGCGGTTATGCTTGAAAACCAAGCACAACAACTTCTTTCAGAAGCAACAACAACAAATCCAGGTGGATCAGGCACAGCTGGTGAAAACTGGGCAGGTGTCGCACTTCCATTAGTTCGTAAGGTATTCGGTTCAATCGCAAGTAAGAACTTCGTATCAGTACAACCAATGAACTTACCAGCAGGTTTGGTATTCTTCATGGATTTCAAGTATGCAAACACAGTAAATGGTAAGACAGCAGGTGGTTCACTTTATGGAACAACATCTGGTTCAGGCGTTCTTCCACGTGGTGGTTTCTACGGTGCTGGTGAATACGCATACTCAGTAAATGATGCAACATTAACACTCAACCCAGCAATCGCATCAGGTTCAGCAGTTGGTTATGGTGATGTAAACTACAACGATACTTACTCATCATCATTTGCATCATTCTTCAAGTTCGTTGTTCCAGCAGTAAGTTTCTCAAACGCAGATTTCAACGCAGTTCGTTCATTCCGCGTAACAACAAATGTAGCAAACAGTGCACTTCTTCCAGAATTCACCAAGTATGACGGAACAAATGTTACACTTATCGTAAGTGGAACATCAGCTCTTGGTTCAATGGTATCTTGTTCAGCAGTAGAATATAACAAGCAACCAACAGACACCACCCGTGGTGACTTCGAAGATCGTGATAACTCAGTAACAAACTTGAACATTCCACAAATTGATTTGGAACTTCGTTCAGAAACAATCGTTGCTAAGACCCGTAAGTTGAAGGCAGTCTGGTCACCAGAACTTGCACAAGACTTGAACGCATACCACTCAGTAGATGCAGAAGCAGAATTAACAGCAATGTTAAGTGACTACATCTCAACTGAAATTGACCTCGAAATTCTTGATATGTTGATTGCAAACGCAACCACAACAGAATTCTGGAACGCAGAAGTCGGTAAGGTATGGAACGGTTCAGCATTCGTACCAAGTGCAACATTGAGTGGACAAGCATGGACATCAATGACCTGGTTCCAAACACTTGGTCAGAAGATGCAAAAGGTCAGTAACCGTATCCACCAACTCACAATGCGTGGTGGTGCTAACTTCGCAGTATGTTCACCAACTGTAGCAACAATCCTCGAAACCATTCCTGGTTTCATGGCAGCAACAGACGGTGATAAGATGGAATTTGCAGGTGGTGTAACCAAGGTTGGTTCATTCCAAAATCGTTACACAATCTACAAGAACCCATACATGACCGAAAATACATTGTTGATGGGCTTCCGTGGAAGTAACTTCCTCGAAACTGGTGCAGTATATGCTCCATATATCCCACTCATCATGACACCATTGGTCTATGATCCAAATAACTTCACACCACGCCGTGGCGTGATGACCCGTTACGCGAAGAAGATAGTCAGACCCGAATTTTTTGGAAAAATCTTTATCGACGGACTCGCAACAGTCTAATAGATTTATCCAAAAAAGGAGCAAATTGGGGGTCCGAAAGGACTCCCTTTTTGTTGCCCACAACTTCAGTTTTTACCATAAAACTCTCTATTTATATAAAAAGGAGAATTTTATGGAACATGTGATTTATAAATTAACATCACCGAGTGGAAAAATTTATATTGGTCGTACAAATAATTTTCAAGACAGAATGACGCAGCATAAACACTGTGCGTTAGTAAAAAAAATGAATAATTCTTTGTATAAAGCCATGAGAAAGTATGGGTGGGAAAATTTTGTAAAAGAAATAATTGCTACCGCAAGTAGTCAAGAATCTGCTCAATTATTAGAAGAAGTATTAATTAAGCAATTTGATTCTGTTAAAAATGGATACAATGACACATATACCGGCGGTGGTGGAAATCAATTCGTAAATCAACCAGAACGATTAAAAACTTTTAAGAAAAAAATGTCACAAATTACTGCTGGTGACAAAAATGGCATGTATGGTAAGACACATAGTGACGAAGCACGGGAAAAACAAAAACAAAAAGCAAAAGGACGATTCTCGTTGGAATGGTATATTGACCGATATGGACAAAACGAAGGAACACAGTTATATACGAAACGATGTGAAAATTTGCGTAATCGTAAGTTGAATCGAAATGAAAAGGGTATATTTATTCCTTCGTTATAAGTTATTTATGACTATTTATAGTTTAGAGTCTTTCTACACATGAGATTACTATGGCGATATTAAGTGATGATCCAATTGTATATGATGGAAGTCCAGTCAATCCAAGTGGTGTAACACCATTCGGTATATTTGATGATGAAGCTGCATTTCAATCCGACGCGCCACGGGTAGCAGAATATGTTGCTCGTCGTTTAGGATATAATGTTATAGATATAGAATTGGTAGATAAAATTTTCTATACTTGTTTTGAAGAAGCAGTAATAACATATGGATCACAAGTTAATCAGTTTAATGCTCGTGAACATATGTTTACATTACAAGGATTACCAACATCGACCACAGTGACGCAACGAAACATAGTGGGATCACCTATTCCACAATTAATTCGTATATCAGCACAATATGGTACAGAAGCACAATCTGGTGGTGATGTGGATATTAAACGAGGATATATTACTCCAACTACTGGATCTGGTGGTGTATATGCACAAGAATATGATTTACAAACGCTTTGGGCAGATGTAAGTGAAAGTGGTAAACGATTAGAAATTCGTCGTGTGTATCATTATATGCCATCAGCCGTTGCTCGTTACTATGACCCGTTTGCAACCACTGGTCTTGGTTTAACAAATCTAATGAGTGAATTTGGGTTTGATGGATACTCACCACCGGTGACATTCGTGATGATGCCAGCATATGAAGATTTGCTTCGTATTCAGGCAATTGAAATAAATGACATGATTCGCAAGAGTCAATATTCATTTGAAATTTATAATAATAAAATTCGATTCAGTCCAAAATTTAAAAACGATCTTCGTGTATATTTTGATTATATGGTGGTTGACGATAAATACGCTGGAGATAATATCGTAAACCCTTCAGGAAGTACAACTTCAGATTATTCAAATATTCCATATAATCATATACCGTATACGACTATTAATTCTATTGGTAAAACTTGGATATTTAAATATACTTTAGCATTAGCAAAAGAAACACTGGGAATGATTCGATCAAAATATGAAAATGTGCCAATTCCTGATGCTATTATTAAATTAGATGGTGAACTTCTTCGTAGAGAAGCAAAAGAAGAAAAGGATGTGTTGATAAAAGAAATCCGTGAAACATTAGAAGAAACTGGATTACAAGCACAGATGAAAAAACAAGCTGAAAATTCGAAATTTATGCAAGAAATGTTTTCACGAGTACCAACTCTTATTTACATAGGTTAATATGCCAAGATTCGTAAGTCAACGAGATTTTAATTTATTTCAACATTTTAATCGTGAACTGGTGAGCGATATTGTTGATGTAGATGTCATTCTGTATAAAATTGTACTCGATACGACCGCAATAAATATTTATGGAGAAGCTACGGAAAAATCTCGTTACACTCCAGTAGAATTAAAAGCACTTGTTAAGTACGATAAAAATGTCGCTGATAGTAAAGATGGATTTGGTGTTGATGTTGTACAGAATGTAGAATTTAGATTTGTTCGTGCATTACTACAACAAGTCAGTGTATTTCCAGAAGTTGGTGATATTATTTATTACGATGATGGATATTACGAAATTGATAATGTCAACGATACACAATATATTGCAGGACAACCACAATATACTACATCGATTTTGTGTAATGCACACTTAACACGATTGAGTGGAATACAAATATTAGACTCGGAGTTGTATGGCTGATTATAGTAATCAAACACCGGATAAATTACCAGTACAAAACACGGGAGTTAATACACCCGAAACATTTCAAAATCGTGGATTGGATACTAAATCCGATGCACAAGATTCACCTGTCACGGTAACTTTACACAATATTGATGAAACATTAATTCATTATTTAAATGAACGAATTAGACCATTGGTACGACAAGACGGAAAACAAACGAAAGTACCAGTAATATATGGAAATCCAGAACGATGGAAAAGTGTTCAAAAAGATGGTATTTTTCGTGATGTCAAAGGTAAAATACAATTACCTTTGATTATGATCAGACGATCAAGTATGAAGAAAAATGTAAAAGTCAATTCTCCGATAAACAAGTATTTGGAACGAGAATTTGAAACTGGGTGGAATAAATACAACCCATATGATCGATTCGCCGCGGTGAACGGTATTAAACCTGTTAAAAAACGATTGGTCACTATTACCCCAGATTATTTTGATCTTACCTACGAATGTATGATTTGGACCGAATACATGGAACAAATGAACAAAGTCATAGAACAGATTTCGTTTGAGGATGACGAATTCTGGGGTGAACGAAATCGATATAAATTCCGTACTAGAATAGATGAATATAAAATAGAAAATACTTTACCAACCAACCAAGATAGATTGGTCCGTACCTCGTTTAATTTAAATGTCTCGGCGTACCTTCTACCAGAGCGTATGTTGGATCGTCATGGAAAATTGATGCAAACTTCCCAACAGCGATATACCGTTAAAAAAGTCGTCACTTTCACAGAAATTGAAACAGATTAAACTGGTGTTTCGAAAAAATAACCTATATTTATATTACGAGTAGTAACATAACCGAAAGGGGGTTTTATGAGTGACGCAGTAAAATTAACAGAAGAAGAACTAACTTCTATTAAAACTTTAAGAGAACAAATAATAGAAGTAATTTCTACAGTCGGTCAAACAAAAATAACAACTGAATTGTTAAAAGAAGAATTGACAACTATAGAAAATAAAATAGTAGAACAAACAAAATTATACAAAGAATTACTAGAAAAAGAAAAATCTTTGGTTAATGGGTTATTGGAAAAGTATGGTGTAGGTTCGTTAGATATAGACACTGGTATTTTTACCCCTGAAAAATAAGTAATATTGGAGATTCCGTATGGCAGAACGCATTGTTAGTCCTGGCGTTTTCACACAAGAGCGTGACCTTAGTTTTCTAGAACAAGGCATCTCTGAAATCGGTGGGGCATTTATTGGACCAACGCCAAAAGGTCCGGCTTTTATCCCAACGATTGTTGAAAGTCAACAACAATTTGAAAACATTTTTGGTACACCCGACAACAAATCGTTCGTTGGTCTTACGGTAAAAAACTATCTCCGTGAATCAGGACGAGCAACAGTTGTTCGTGTGTTGGGATTAGATGGATATGATTCCACATTAAATACATCCGCAGTATTATACGCAACTGGATCTAGTGGTTCGTTCGTATATGCAATAATTCATCCAACTGTATCTGGAAGTAACATTGAAGCAATTAGTGCGACAGGACCAGCATCTAATTTCTCTTTGACTATTTCTTCTTCTGCAGTGACAGATGTAACTACAACAGGATTAAGTACAACATCAACCGCTGCTTCATTTATTGGAAAATATTTAGGATATGGTGTAGAAGGAACAAAGAACGGATTCCTATACTCCATATTTCCAGAAGCAATTACCTCGGCTGGTGCTACAGTAAGTATGAGTGCAGCAACAAGTTCAGCAGTATTGAACTTGTCTGGTAGTACATATGGATTATATTCACACGCAAGTACACCATATATCCAATCACAAACACTCGGTGGACAAAAGATTAATCTCTTCAAGTTGCATACCTTAACAGATGGTAACGCAGCAAATCGTGATATTAAAGTTTCAATTCTTGGACCAAAGAAAGGTCAAATTGAAGGTGATTGGGGATCATTCTCATTACTCGTAAGAGAATTTGAAGACACTGACCAACGACCAGTAGTATTGGAACAATACGATAATTTGACATTAGACCCAGATAGTCCAAATTACATCGCTCGTCGCATCGGTAACAGTGCACCATATGATGATTCTGTAACTGGTGAACGATATTTCCAAGGTGAATTCCGTAACAATTCTACTTACATTCGTGTAGAAATGGCACCTGGAGCAAATGATGTTCCAACCGATGCATTACCATTTGGATTTGCACAACTATTGTCACCAATTGGTTCCGAAACTAGTAAGTTAGTTTCACCATCATTCTTGTCATCAAGTTGGGTATCTGGAAGTACTCGTGGATATAGTGCAACAGCATTACGCAATAACTACGAATTCTACGGATTCCAATACTCTGATGTATTAAATACTAACATGTCATACCTCGCACCATTACCTTCGGGTGCAGCAGCAATGGGAACAGCATTTAGTTTGGAAAATCTTCCATCAAATGAACTGTACGATGATAGTGGAAATGCAGTTACACCAGCAAATTTCTTAAGTACACCATCTATCGTTGATGATTTGAAATTTACCGTCGCATTCCAAGGTGGATTCGATGGTGATAATCCAGCACGATACATTAATATGTACGAAGCTATCACCAGCACCAATACACAAGGATTTAATTGTTCAACAGGAACATCAGATGGATCTCGTGCATACAAGAAAGCATTGGATAATATCGCAAATCCAGACTTCTATGATATTAACTTGTTAGTATTACCTGGTATCGTATACGAGTTGCACCCATATGTTGCAAATTACGCATTGAACATTTGTGAATCTCGTGGTGATTGTTTCTACATCATGGATTTAGCACAAGCAAGTGCAACAATTACCAGTGCAGTCAACTTAGCAGTATTGTTAGACACGAACTACGCAGCGGCATATTATCCATGGATTCGAGTACTTGACGATAACATTAATAAGCTAGTATTCGTACCACCTTCGGTAGCACTTCCAGAAGTATTTGCATATAATGATAATGTCGCAGCAGAATGGTTTGCACCAGCAGGTTTAAACCGTGGTGGTATTCCAGGAGCAGCAGGTGTTCGTACACGATTGGCACAAGTACAGCGTGATCAATTATATGAAGGTAAGGTTAACCCAATCGCACAATTCCCTGGACAAGGTATTTGTGTATGGGGTCAGAAGACATTACAACGCCGATCCTCAGCGCTTGATCGTGTCAATGTTCGTCGTCTTCTTATCACTGTTAAGAAATTTATCGCAAGTTCAGCACGATTCCTCGTATTCGAACAAAATGTGGAATCAACTCGTCGTCGTTTCTTAAACATCGTCAATCCATATTTGGCAAATGTCCAAGAACGCTCTGGTTTGTACGCATTCCGTGTTATTATGGATGAAACCAACAATACACCGGATGTAATTGATCGTAACATCTTGGTTGGTCAATTGTATCTCCAACCAACAAAGACTGCTGAATTCATCAAGTTAGAATTCAACATTCTCCCAACAGGCGCAGTATTCCCTGGGGCATAATTGGTTCACATTTTTACATTATAGACTATTTATAGTTAAATCTGTTAGGAGATACAAATGGCAAACAATATAGTAGCCGAAAATGAAATATTCTTTACCGCGTTTGAACCAAAAGTTAAAAATAGATTTTTACTTTTAATTGAAGGTATTCCAGCGTATTTAGTAAAGAAAGTCGCACGGCCCGTATTAAATCAAGAAGCAATCAAGTTACCACACATTAACACTGTTCGTTTCGTAAAGGGTGTTTCTGTATGGCAAACTATGGAAATGACTTTGTACGATCCAATTGTTCCATCTGGTGCACAAGCAGTTATGGAATGGGTTCGTTTACATCACGAATCAGTCACAGGTCGTGACGGATATGCAGAGTTTTATAAGAAAGACCTTACATTACAGGTTCTTGGACCTGTTGGTGATAAGGTTGAAGAATGGATTATTAAGGGTGCACAAATTACAAAGGCAGACTTTGGTGGTTTAGAATGGAGTGATACAGGGGAAGTAGCAGAAATCACTTTGACAATCCAACCAGATTATTGTATATTGAACTACTGATATACAGTAAAAATAGAAGATGTTGTCCTACTACCTTATACTTATATAAAGTATATAAGGTGGTGGGACACTTCTTTTTTGGGTATTGAATATGGCAGAACTTACCGAATTTAATGTAGGTCAGGGAGAAACATTTCGAGTCGCTGCAACAATTATTAGTGATAGTGGAAGTATCCCATTTAATATAACAGACTATTCGTTTACGGGACAATTACGAGAAAATTATACCACTGACGAAGTTGCGGCAACATTTAATGTGATTAAATTACTTCCATATAATTCTGGGAGTATTATATTAGAATTAACCCCTACACAGACATTAACATTAACACAACGAAAATATGTGTATGATGTCAACATGACCAGTGGATCGGTAACACCGATTACACGAAGAATTTTGGAGGGATTGTTCACCGTCCGTCCCACAGCTACGAGATAATTAATGAGTGGTTCTATAAACCTTGGTATACCTGATATTGCTGTTGTACTACGAGAAAATACTGATACCAATAATGTGGTACTAGATGTACCGAATATCAGCGTTACCGTAGAACATGCCCCAGATTATAAAGTTAGTGTACAACCAAGTTCGTTAATAGTTCATAGAACAGGATCATTACCATCCCTCGCAGTTTCTGCGCTTACCGCATCCTACGCATTATCAGCGAGTTATATTGCAGGTGGTACATTTACTAGTGCGTCGTATGCGGTACAGGCAGACACAGCATCATTAGCAACCACCGCAAGTTATGCACTAAATGCACAGAGTACAGGATTTCCATTTAGTGGGTCGGCAGTTATTACAGGATCACTGGTTGTTACGGGAACAGTTAGTGCATCATCAATTACAGGATCATTCAGTGGTGATGGTAGTCAATTAACGGGTATAGCAACCACACTAAAAATTACAGGATCTACTGGACAAGATAGTATAGATTTAAAAACTCAGGGATTATTAGTTACTGGGTCAAATGGAATTACTACAACAGTAACCGATAATACCGTAACTATTGCCGCACCATCAGGTACCGTTACCAGCTCACAACAAATTAATGTATTCCAAACCACAGGTGGTGATAATGTCGCCAGTCTTGGCGCAAATACATTTCATGGTAAACAAACCATATTTGGTGATTTGGAAATTGATACAGGTAATATCGTAGTTACTACTGGAAATAGTTTAATTGTTTCTGGTGCAATCTTTGCACAAAATGAATTTATTGGTGGATTTGTATCATCAAGTAGAATTGAAGCACCCAGTATAACAGGATCATTATTAGGAACTGCAAGTGTTGCTGATAATATTGACATTATCTTTGCCGGTGGGTTTGAAACGGGAAGTGATGCACCAATTGTGCTACAAATGGGTGGAACGGGAAATGTTATTAGTGCAAGTTATGCGTTAACGGCATCGTATGCAAGTAATAACAACTTACCACCAGGAGTATTGTCATCATCTACACAAATCATATACACACAAATTCCTAATATTCCACTAGGAACAATTTCTAGTTCTACGCAATTTAATGCACTATCAAATACTTCGGCATCATATGCACTGACTGCAAGTTACGCATTAAATTCAATTACAATTAATACTAGTTCATTTGCCACAACAGGATCAAATACATTTATTGGTAATCAAATAATTACAGGATCATTAATTGTATCTGGTTCGTCAACATTCACCAATATTGGACCAGCAGTATTTAGTGGGTCAGTAACAAGTGTTGGAGGTATCACTGGATCATTTAGTGGTTCATTATCTGGTACAATAACAAGTGCATCGTTTGCAACTACTGCAAGTTACGCACTAAATGCAACAGCTACAGTACCAGCAGGTACAGTTAGTAGTTCCACTCAAATAATAGCAGCATTACCAACAGGAACGGTATCATCATCGGTACAGATAAATACAGGTTCATTCAGTGGTTCAATTACAACTGCGTCATTTGCTACAACTGCAAGTTTTGCACTCAACGCAGGGCAAAATATACCAGCAGGTACAGTTAGTAGTTCTGCACAATATCCTGGGTGGGTAACAAGTTCTACTCAAATTATCTGGTCATCTGTAAATTATAATTCTGGTATTGTATCATCCTCTGCACAATATCCTGGATGGGTTACCAGTTCAGCACAGATTAATACAGGATCATTTAGTGGGTCATTTACAGGATCATTAACTGGTACCATTACATCTGCGTCATACGCAATTACCGCAAGTTATGCAGCAAGTGCAGTAGCAATTACACCAGCAGGTACAGTCAGTAGTTCTGCACAGTATCCTGGTTGGGTGACCAGCTCTACACAAATTGTAAATTCATTACCAGCAGGCACAGTCAGTTCTTCTGTACAAGTAAGCGCAATAACTGCATCATTAACAACTACTGGTTCAAATACATTTGTTGGTAATCAAATTATTAGTGGTGCATTAACTGTAACATCGACCGCAAGTTTCAACGGTAATGCAACGGCAAATGATGTATCGTTATTATTAACAAATAGTTCATCGTTGATATTAACCTCGGGGTCATCAATAAATGTCGTATCACCTGGTTCAATAACAGGGTCAGTATTAGCAAATGAATTTATACTACCAATAGTTGCACCAGCTACACCACAAACAGGATCTATGTATTTTAGTGGGTCATTTATTTATGTATACACAGGAACACAATATCGTAGTGCAAGCTTAACATAATAGATTATATGGCAATACAATTTACTAATGGATTTAGGGTAACACCAAATAATCGTAGTTTATATGACTTTACAACATTTACATTTACAAATGTAAATGTCACAGGATCAAATCCACCGTTACTAACACAGTTTCTTGCAGCATATACTGGGTCAGCAACATGGACAGCAAATAGTGCATACTTTACTACACAATCTGGATTTATTGGATATCAAGTGTGGACAGTACCACAAACTGCAACTTATGAAATAGAAGTAGCTGGAGCAAGTAGTGGACGAGGTACACATACAGGTTTACCTGTTTCTGGTGCATTTAGTAGTGGTTCAAAAATGCGAGCAAGATTTAGTTTACAACAAAATCAAAAGTTATTGATAGTGGTTGGACAACAATCTGCAAACGCATCACAAGTTGCAACATATACTGGACTAGGTGGTGGTGGTGGAACTTTCGTAGTCCCATCAGGATCTAACTCTGGTTCAATCAATCCACTAATTGTCGCTGGAGGTGCAGGTGGTATAGGTGCATGGTCAAGTGCACTTCCAGTAGTAAGTGGTTCACAAATATTTGGTAGAACTACAACATCTGGTGGTAAAGCTGCATTTTTTGAAATTGGTGGGACTAATGGAAACGGAGGTCGTTCTCATATTTCATCATCTGCGAACCCATATGATGGTGGTGGCGGTGGTGGATTTGCAGTTGGTATAAGTGGTAGTGGTGCAAGTGGACTTGGAGTTTATAACGGACCTGGTTCAACCAATAATGGTGGCGGTGGTAAAGGATTTTGGACAGGTTCGGTTGGTGGAGGAACATCGACAACATACCCACCACCAGGAAGTAGTGCTGGTGGATTTGGTGGCGGTGGTGGTGCGGGTCCAATCTGTGGTGGTGGCGGTGGTGGATACTCAGGCGGTGCGGGTAGTGCAAGAGCTACGTCTACTCTACCAGACTCAGGTGGCGGTGGTGGGTCATACATCAGTAGTAGTGGAACAACAGTCGCAACTGCCGATGGATTATATGATACACTTTCTACATTTAGTGGATCTGCAATTACAACCATAGGATATCAAAGTGGGTCAGGATATGTGAAGATAACAAAACTGTAATATTTATATAAAGTTTTAATACAAGAGGTGTTATGGCAGCAAATCGTTTTATACCATTAGTCAGTAGTCAATCCGGAGCAGTACCAACTGCGTCTGCGTTGTTTCCTGGTGAATTAGCTCTTAATATCGCAGACGGGAAAATATTTACTCGTTCTGGGTCGGCTATACTATTATTAAACGACAAGCAACTACCTGGAGGTATCCCCACCAGTTCAGCTCAAATAATAGGATATATTAGTGGTAGTACAATAACACCACATACAGTACAATCTGACGAATTTAAATTAAACGCAGGTAATGTTTCTCTTACATTTACGGGATCAGTTAATACAGGAATATTTGGTGCAACGGAATATGTGTACCCATTTATCCCAACATCCAGTTATGTGGGTACTACCGTAGAATACGCAGCATCTAGACCAGGTGGTATTCGTATAGGCATATTATTGGCTGCTTGGAGCGGTAGTAATACCACGGTCACTGATATATCGAGTACAGATGTGGGTGATACTTCGGATATTAATTTTTCATTGGTACAAGATGGTGGTTATATAAAACTTCGTGTGGAAAGTTTAGGGAGTGGGTCATACCCCTGGACCGTCCAGAGTTTATTCAAATTATTTCCAACTTTATCCTAGTAGTTAACTATTTATATTTTAGATACTTAGTACCATTTGGAGATGCCCTATGGCAAATGAATTTGTCGCAAGACGAGGTATAATCGCTCAATCCGGTGGAGCAAAAATCACTGGTTCGTTACTAGTTAGCGGTACAGTAGATGCAACTGGATATAACATTATCGCATCATCCTTTACTGGATCATTTTCTGGTTCAATCGGTACCGCAACCACCGCATCATATGTAAGTCCATCGGGATTACCAGCGGGTACAGTATCCGCATCAAGTCAAATTGATTATAACGCAATACAAAATAAATTAAGTGGTGTTATATCAAGTTCTGCACAATTTAATGCACTAAGTGGTACATCAGCATCATATGCATTAACGGCTTCGTTTGCATCAAATGCAAATATTCCAGCAGGTACGGTATCTTCCTCAACACAATTTAAAACATTAACTGACCCCTTCACAGGTTCATTCACAGGTTCATTTACTGGTGATGGTAGTGGATTAACGGGAATTGCAACGGTACTCAACATTACAGGCAGTACAGGTACCAGCACGGTTAATCTTAAAACACAAGCATTAACTGTTAATGGTGGAAACGGAATTACCACCAATGCATCAGGACAAACGATAACTATCAGTGCACCAGCAGGTACGGTATCCGCATCATCACAAATTGATTATAACTCAATACAAAATAAGTTAAGTGGGGTTGTATCAAGTTCAACACAAGTAGCGCCATTACTTCCAGGTGGTACCGTATCATCTTCGGCACAATATCCTGGTTGGGTCACCGCTTCGTCACAAATTGATATTACATCAACCACTGGATATTCAACATTTAGTTCATCAATCGCAACAAAGAATGATTTACAAGATGTATCAATTTCTGCATTAAATAATGCAACAGGATCATACGCAACTACAGCATCTAATAGTTTCACAGGTGTTCAAACTATCACCAATACAACAAATAGTACCAACTATACTAGTGGTGCATTAGTTGTACAAGGTGGTGTTGGTATTACGAAGGATGTTAATATTTCCGGTAGTTTGACGGTTACGGGCTTATTGACCGCCGTATCAACATCTATTCAATATGTTACATCTTCACAACTTAATATCGGCGTAAGCAGAGTTACAGTAAATGACGATGACCTAGTAAGATTTGCTGGACTATCAGTAATTGATTCGGGATCAACATATGGTACAGGATCACTTCTTTGGGATAGTTTAAATAATCGCTGGATTTATGAAGCCGACGATTTAGCATACAATTCCGCAGTCATTATCGCAGGTCCAAAAAATACTGGAGCACTAGGTGGTGAAGTAGGGTTGACCGACTATCGTGTTCCAGTTGCACACGGTGATGACCACATTGATAGTAGACCAGAATCAAGTTCTATCCGTGTAGATTTCCCATCACGACTCACCCACATTGAATCAGGATTATATATCACTGGTTCAGTTACCTCGTCAGTAGGATTTAAAGGCGATGGTTCACAACTTACAGGAATTGTTACCACATTAACAATTACAGGTTCAGATGCATCCACCGATAGTGTTGATCTTAAAACATCTGGTTTGACATTTGCTGGTGGTAATGGTATAACCACAACAGTAGCAAATGATACAGTAACTATCAGCGCACCACTTGGTACTGTATCAAGTAGTGGTCAAGTTAAAAATCTATTACCAACGGATACAGTATCCAGTAGTACGCAAGTTGTAGGATTTTTGCCTGGTGGTACGGTATCTTCATCAGCGCAATATCCTGGTTGGGTCACGGCATCAAGTCAAATATTACTAAATAGTATTACTGGTGCAACATTTAGTAATCAAGCATTCTTGTTCCCACAAGATGTAACACTTACTGGTGATTTAACGGTCGCTGGTAACGACATTAAGAATAATAATGGTACCGCCGTAATTACCTTTGCTGGC